TTCCCATATCTGAGTCATATAATACTTGTCGGTCTTTCATATCAAACCAATAAAATTGTTTTTCATTGAGACTCCAATCGTTTTTCAATTTTGGTATTTTAAAATTGCCTTTTCCCATCATGAAATTGGGTGGTGGATTTTTTTGCATTTCATTTGGTTTTGCTGGGTCAAGTTTCCATCCATCGTTGTTGTTCATGACATAATCCAAAACATAAAACGCACGGCGCTTTCCAACTTTAATTTTTTCGGCCTCTGCAACGAGTGGCGCATCTACTTTATTTATTTGTCCATAAGATACAGGGTCTCCCATTCCAGAGTCATATAATACATAATGACCTTTTCCCATATTGAATTTGTAAAATAAATCCTCGTTCAATGGTATCTTCTTGTACTGCACTGGTATTTTGTCCATGCGTATAAATAGAAAACCGCCGACAAATTTCTTGTCGGCGGTTTTCGGTTGTAATAACGTTATTTTTAAACAGTTGGCGTATGTTCGGACACTGTCGATGCTGTGGCGGCGACCGTTGCAGTTGCTGGCACCACCGCCTTCTTCTTGTCGGATGTGACATCCCCCACCGAGACGGTGGACTTCTTATCGACCAGTTCGAGGACTCCTGCGGCCTTTGCCGCATCGAGAACTGCCTTGGACGGGTTCGCCTTGGTGTACACCAGCTTTGGACGGCCAATGACCGGCTTAATCTTGCCGATGGCCACCAACTTGTTATCGGCCTCGGCCTTCTTGAGCCGGAACCGGAGAGTAATTGCTGGGATTACCGCAACTCCTCCGACTTTTTGCCACATTTCATCAATGGTGAAATGTCCTTCGGGCCATTCGATGTTAATGGGAGTTTTCTTAGTTTTATTTGTTGTATTTGGCATAATTTTATTGTTTATGATTGTTTATAATTGCTTACTGGGTGACTTCGTTATCGCAATATCCGTCGGAATATCCGTCGTGGAATTCGTCCGTTTCATTTCCGTCAAGTGAAAACTGGTATTCTTTTCCAGACAGAATGTCGTCGGACCCCAACTTGTAACCAATACTATATTCACTGTTGGAGTCATCGCCCTCGGTCTCGTCGGTGTAATCGTCGGTGTAATCGTCTGCATTGTCAAGTCCGCAGTTGTCCGAGCATCCACAATCAGAATTATCGTAATCGGGAGAAATCTCGACGGCGTCGGCGGTGTAAACCACCTTGTCCAATTCCTTCACAATGTCGGTAATTTGAGAAACAACGGTGTATTCGCATACCCGCATCTTCGTGTGCCCTTCGTACTTCGGCACAGAAACAACATTCTTAGGATTAACCTTGACAATCAGAAGTCGATTGCCATCGGCGGCACGCACTTCACCCTTGGTAAAGTGACCATATCCGACCACATAATCCAGCGCCCCGACGTGCAGTCCTTGAGAACAATCGACGCCATAATTATCATCAACCATATTTCGTGGCATTGCAACGACCTTGCCGATAGAATTGTCAAACTTACCGCTGTAGATATCGGTATAGTTATTTTTCACGGCCTTGTACGCGAGAAAACAGCCGTCCTCGGTGATTGGCAATCCATAGTTCTCCAAAAACCAATAAGTTTCGTTAACCGAACGCGCCGATGGGTTTTCCATCAAGTTTTCGAGAAACTTCATCATATGGTCGAACTTAAATCCTTCCGTCATCATCTTCAAAATGCGGTCGGTGAGAGTATTATGTACAACAAATCCATTCACAAAAATTTGTCCGTTGATGACGGCAATGCGATTGCCAGAATACTGGGTGACTGCCTTTGCAACATTCACCAGATTCTCGATCTCGTCGAACTCCCCCGCCTTGATTGCGGCGATAATCTTGCTATAATTAGGGTGGTCTGTTGCCACAGTAAGACACTCGCTCTTAAGATAGAGTGTTACGGAACCATTCGTCTTGATGACGTACGGGATATTAGTTTTAGTGTTGCTCATTTTTAGTTTTTATTGCTTAACGTTGAATATATTATGTGTCGCTTTGTTATTTGTCAATCTTATTTTAGGAATTTTTGTCGATAAAGTTGATGATTTTCACAATCCCATGTGTGACATTGGAATAGTCGGAAACAATGTCAAAAACGCCCATGTATTTTTGTTCAATGTCGGCCTGAAACTTTACGTAATCAAATCCACATTTTGCGTGAGACTTGGACTCGACCCCAAATATTTTATAAAACATGATAGTTTCGTGCGAAACTAGATTCAGCTTTGTTGAATCCAAATATGCTCTCATAAAATCCTCTAACATTTTCCGGGTGGAAACGCGAGCGATATTTGCGAGTTCGGACTTACTCCGAATAAGTTTGTTATACAAACTAGAATAATTATGGGCATCGCTTGTGTTCGTTGCGCGATAATATTCGTCTTCGTATTTTGCCTTATCATTTTTCAAGACCTTAGCAACTTCGTCGGCAACATTAATCCACGTACCAACCTTCATCAGATGAAGATTCTTTCGATTGATGCCAAAAACCGCGATTTCCTTGCCATTCAATTTATTATCCACGAACGCAGAAAGAAGTGGTGTCATAACATCACTAATATTTTTACCATTCCACATAGCGTCAGAGTACAAAAAATCGACGTAATAATAAGTATTTTTCGAATCAATCGCTTCGGCGCGAGATGCCCTGTATGCATGCGGAGTACGATTCTTAATCGGTTTGATGAATTCGGCCAAGGAATAATAAAAGATTTCATCAGTAGTCGCCGTACGAGCTTGGCGAGGGGTGGCGGGTGGCTTTGGAAGAGTTTCGATGTTGACTATGGATGCATCATTCCAACCGAAATATTTCTGGTGTGCAAAAAATGTAGCAGCATTGTTAGACAAATCAGTAACTGTGTAGCAGAGTGGAATCGCACCCGTCGGATACTTGGTGTTGAGATAGTGGCGAACTCGCGCCTTTTTAATGGAATCAGAATTCGTATAAAAAATCACAATCTCCTTCCCATCAGCGTGTGGACAGTAGGTACCAGTCCGCTTGAATTTTCCATTGATTCTCTCCAACAGGTGAAGTTGAAAAGGCGCAAGGACACTTGACGCAGTCAGTAGGCCGAGTGCGCTATGCACCCGCGATACATTATCGTTGGGTGAATCAATCGTAACGCCATTGTAAGAGATTGAAATGTCGCCAATAAAATTCTTGATGTTTGTATACTTGTTGTTGTACCCATTATATTTATTGTGCAATTCCATTGCATTCCATCGACTGGTCGGAACTTCCACGGATTGTTTAACTTGCGCCTTCAACTCTTCGATGGCACGTGTTGCTGCTTCCAGCAACTTTTCTGCCGTGCTATTACCATCCTCATATTGAAGTTGTTCCTTATTTGGTGCGACTTCAATATCACCGATGTCAAAAAAGAAATCGAACCCGCCGTAACTAAATGCGTTTTCTACGCCGGGAATGTAGCCCTTGGCAGACGCAGCATAGATGGCAGACCGCATCGCTTGATGAGAAACCGGATAGCAATAATTTCCCATGAATGCATTACACGAGCGATTAGTATAATAACCTTGTGTATTGCGATACCCCCAATTCTTGCCTTCATAAAGATAAACTCGCGGAGCAAATTCGATATTTGCGCCGACAATTTTTGGACGGTGGCGAAACGGTTCGTAAGCTCGGGTAATTTTGTCAATCCACATCGAAATTTCGGCAATCTTAACACCAAACTTAACTTCCAGCCCATTGGGCTCGGAAGATTGTTCGGTGATGATGTGCAGGATATTCGGACTACCAGTCTCGTCAATGTAGCAGTTATAGACATGCTTGACCCCGTCGACCCAAGAAGTTACGTTAAAATTGTCGGTGTAATTGAACGGAGTCTTGCTGCCAAGTCCCATACATCCATCGGAGTCGTTGTCCGCAGTTTTGGTGGACTCAAAATACGTGGTATAAATAGTCTCGATGTGTTCGGGACTAAGTCCGGTACCAAAATCGCGAACAGAGAACCACGGCTCAAGAGTATTTGGAGCATGGACTTGAAACGGGGTTGCCGTGTTTTTGGCCTTAACGTGGCTATCCCACGCGTTTGCGCCCAACTCACGGGGAATAGCAAGCACCGGCTCGGAATAAAATCCAGAGAGGATTTTGAATGCCTTCGCACTCGCTTTAATCTTGAAGCGGGACGGTGTGGCGGTTGCACTGGTCAGAACAGGAGACGATTGTGTTTGGGCGATAATCATGTGTTAAGTTATTACGTCGCACATCCTACACGGCGGATATAGAAAGTCAAGCAGTTTTTATCATTTTTTAGTACTAAAAATAAAAACCCACCTGATTTGGTGGGTTTTTTGATTGAGTGATAGGATTAAGATTATTATTCTTCTTGGCATTTCCATCTGCGCAGGGCCAAAGCCTTGCGGGTTGGTTCGCCGTTTGGTTTTTTCATTGGACCCTCTACCCCAGACATTCTTGCACAGAATGATGCCTTACGTGATTTATCTTTGCCCTTTGGATGTGATTTTGTGACGGGAGCTTTAAGATTGCTTCCAGTTTTTTTGTTATACGAATCTCTTCCTTTTTGAGTAAGTCCACCTTTTTTACTTTTGTGTCCTTTTTTGTCAGCAGTGCCACCCTCATCAAGTTCGCCTTGAAATATTTCTCTTACCATTCCCTTGACAACTTCTTTTACTCTGCCGCGTAAATCTTCCGATTCGGTATTATCGTTCTCCTCAACTTTTTCACAACTACCTTTTTCATATGGCGCTACGCCGGGTGTGGGTTTATAACCAGTCCAACACCTGTTTTTTTCGTCCAATTTAATTTCTGAGATAACTTCGGCAATCAACTCCGCTAGTTCAGATTTTTTCATATGTTATTTCTTTTTTTCTTTAAATGCAGGGGTTCCCTTGTCTTTGACAGTTAATTTGTCAGGACTTTCCATTTTAGAGTCGGTTTTTAAATACGCCGTCTTTGGCTCCACTTTGTCTTTTCCTTTAAGGACTCGGTCAATAATTTTTTCAATCTTATCCACCAATGCTCCACCCATCTGGCTAGCTACATCTGAATTTACCGGAGCCAAATCTTTATCAACTTTCTCCTCCGCTTTCTTGTCATTGTCGTCCGCAATATCTTTCTGTGTATCTTCATCAGTCTCTTCCATCGTGTCTTCGACCTTGGAATCGCGGTTTTCCGGTTTTATTTCTTTGCCGGAGTTTATAGACTTGGCGCGGGCTTTTTCAACGTATGAGGTGTCGGATGTATCCGCGTGGTCTTTAGCAAACTTGACCGCATTGTCCAACGTCAATCCTTTAGCGGTTTTTCTATCCGACCCATTTGTGATTGACACTACGTCGTAGTTATCATCGCTCTGACGAGAAAATGCTACATTATGATTCTTCTTATCGCCAACAACCTTACCGGTCCCCGGAGAACTTATGGTCTTACCATCTTTGCCTATTAGCTTATCGACCGCTTTCGCGCCTTCTACATCGTCGGCGTGGTTTGGAGTACCAAACTGATTATTGGTGATTTCTTGTAATATAATCTTTTTGATGGCTTGTTTTAATTCGTCTCTATTCATAAGTGTATATACGTTTAGTATATAAATAGTTCCTAACTCTCAATTTCGCTTATAAATTTATACTAAATACTATTAAAAATCATATAATACCGGGGAGTTTCCTTAAAATAATGAGAAACAAAAAACCGCCGAGTTATCGGCGGTTTGTGATGTTTTTATAGTATTTAAGCTTCACAACTCTTACAGTCTAAGATACTTCTCCCCAATTCTTGGGCAGGATTGGTTCCTCGTTGATAATAAAGGCACTTTACGCCCTGTTCCCAAGCAAAAATCATTAGTTGATTTACATCCTTCACAGATGTTTTTGGATGAATTTGCAAATTTATGCTTTGCCCTTGGTCGATATACTTTTGTCGTGATGCCGCTTGAATTATAATTTCTTTTTGTGAAATTTCACCGAAAGTCTTAAATACTTCTTTTTCGTGGTCGCTCAAGAACTCAAGATGTTGGACGCTTCCTCCCTTATGCAAAATAGTCTTCCACACTTCTTGAGTGTTCTTATTATGCTTTTCCAATACATTTTCAAGATATGGATTACGATAAGTGAACTTGCCTTTAGCCAAATCTTTTGTATAATAATTGCTGTTAAGCGGTTCGACCGAAGGAGATACTTGACCCAATATAAATGAGCTGCTCGTAGTTGGAGCAATCGCCATCGTAGTGACATTTCTCAATCCGTAGCCCTTCAACAATGTCGGTTCTCCATATTCCTTTGCCATTTCTTTACTTGCAGCAATACTCTTGTCTCGAATAACGCGATGTATTTGGGTGTTGAGCATTTTGGATTCCATACTCTCAAAAGCAATCATCTTGCTTTGTAGATAAGAATGCCAACCCAATACGCCAATACCAAGAGCACGTTGATTTTTAGCAAAATTATGAGCGGCCTTGAGGAATGGAATATTTTCAGTTGCATGAATATAATCTTCCATCACAGCATCGAGGAAGTATGTCAGTGTTTCGACTGCATCCGTTGTCTTCCAATCGTCATAATGAAGCAGGTTCATAGACGATAGATTACAAACAAATGTTTCATCTGGTGAAGAACTCAAGCAGATTTCGGAACAAAGATTGGAAGCATATATCTTCATCTTCTTGTCCTTGTATACTTGAGGAGCATTATCATTTACGTTGTCACTAAAGAAAATGTAAGGATATCCAGACTCGAACCGTTTCTTAAGAACCTTGGCCCAAACACCCCGAGCATCCTTGTCCCCATCAATCATCTTGCGCATGAACTTATTGCTTACGCAAACGCCAATGCTCAAATCTTGAATAGCATGACCTTCTTCGCGAATACCAAGGAATTCCATAATATCCGGGTGGTCAATCGGCATATATGCTGCAAATGAACCGCGACGAACGTTTGATTGTGAAACCACTCTCGTCACGCTATCAAACATTTCCATGAAATGAACAGGACCGGAACTGGTTCCTCCAACGCTAATTGGAGTGCCTCTTGCACGCAGTTCTCCAAAGTATCCAGAGGTACCGGCACCGTACTTTGTGAGCATACCAACCTCGGCAGTTTTTTCCAGAATAGAAGTCATTGTGTCAGACACATATGAACCGTTACACGAAATAGACAATCCGCGACCATTTCCAAAATTTGCCCATATCGGAGATGATAAACTATACCATCCCTTATGCATATATGCCTCGAACTTGTCGGAAAATCCTTTTTTCTTTAGAATTTTTTCTGCCGCTTTTGCGATTTCGTGAATTCTTTCCTCGGCGGTTTGGCCTTTGGGAAGATATCCTCGTTCAAGAAATGTGACAGAATCTTTGTTTAACCAGTAAATATCCTTGCTCATATATATTAAAATAAATCGGTTGCTTGTATTGATTGCGTTTTTTTGGAATACTCTACGGGACGCTTGTGAAAGAAATCCGTCATAGTGTTTCCCATTACATCCTCATCCATCCACATAGTCAACTCAATAATTTCTTGCGGTACATCAAAAATTTTCTTGAAGCCAATCATTTCTAGCGAGTCGTTCAATCTTCTTTGTACGTATCCTTTAAGAATATCGGCACTAATTTTGTCGTCTTTATAATCTCCAATCATCCAATCTATCAATTTTGATTCGGCATTGTATGATTCTTCTGCTTCGTGTAAAATACGAGCTTCAAGTTCCGCGTCAAATAACTCCGGCAATTCTTGTCGAATTGTATTTATAATTTTTACACCAGCAAGACCATGAAGTGTTTCTTCTTTTGCTGTATATGCAACTTGTTGTGCTGTATCTTTTAGTAGACCTTTATAACGATTAAACCAATTAATAATATAAAATTGACTAAATAGAGATACGTTTTCTACATATAGCGTAAAAAGAGTCAGCGAATATATATACTGTTTACGAGAATCTGTGTAATTCTTGTCTAAATATTTGCGCAAATATTTGACACGCCCTTGAATAATATCAAGTTTTAAGTTTTCTTCAAATACGTCTTGCATTTGCAGCACTTCGAGTAGTTTTTCGTACGCATTATTGTGAATAACTTCGATGTTTGCCATCGTTATTCCCAAATCGCTCATGGCTGGATGTGGTAATACATCGCCCAATTTGGCCCAAAACTTCTTTACTGATATCTCAATTTGTCCAATTGCGCTCAGAGCATTTTTAATAATCAACTGCTCTTGTGCGGTCATTTCTGTTTTATATTGTTGCAAGTCGGACGTAAAAGTGAACTCGTTTGGAGTCCAATGTCCAGCCCACATGGCGTCTATGTATTCTTGTGCCCAAGGATAGCGGTTCGGTTTGCGTGCGATTTGTTCGTCAAAAATTGTCATGTTAAAGTTTTTTGTATTTAAAGGTGAAAATAAGTAGTTATTAAAAAAATAAAATTGGAAAATATATTTTTTAATTTTTTCTTATAAATCTGCGTTTTCTCCATTTTGCTTTTGGCGCGATGCATTCCACTTCGCCTTCAATGAACTTTTCACGGTATTTTCATCGCCTTCCATAATAGATTTAATTCCCGTGGATTCTTTTGAATCCGCGTCAAATAAATCAATCTGGCCGTTTCCAGTGTCCATTTTGGCATAAAGTGTAATTCCATCCGGACCAAATCGGTTTTTTATAATATGGCACCGGGCGGTATTATTTGCTTTATCCTGCACATTTCTCGAAACGCTGATGACAAAGTCCGCAGTCATAATCTTTCTATAACTGTCCGCGATGTTGTGAGCTTGAACGACGTCCTCTTGGCCACCGCCACGATTGGTCTGAGATGCTGTCCAAACCGGAATCTGTAATTCTCCAGCCGCTTGGCGCAATTCTTCGTATATACCACCGGCCTCAGAATAACTGTTGCTGTTCTTTTCTTTCTCAATTGGTCGAAGAATGTCGGCGTAATCCACGATCATTTCATCAATGCGGATTCCCTCTAATACCTGTATTCTTTCTACATGGAATTTGAGTGATTGTGCACTTACCGTTTTAAGAGGGAAATATTTGACAAATAGTTTACCTTTGATTCCCTTGATTTTTTCGGCAACCTCGTCCTGTTTATATTTAATCTCTTGGAAGTTGATTCCCGTGAAGCAGCAGTCATACCGAAGGCCAACATAATTTTCATTTAACTCTAAGGTGAAATGTGCAATATTTTTGCCTTGTTTCATGGCGCGGGCTCCGAGTGAGCACAACAGCCAAGATTTGCCAATACCAGCAGGGGCAACTACAATGCCAAGTTCTCCCGGCCCGAGTCCACCATCCAACAATTTATCAACCGGTGCCCATCCCGTAGAAATAGTTTTTCGGCACATTTCACTCATGCGCGTTGCTATATCGACGTGATAATTATGGCCAAGGTTTCGTTCCATGCCCGCTTTCATTGCGCCGTCAACTAGGGACTTAATCTTTTCGTATTCACCACTCTTCAAGTGGTCAACGGAGTCCATGATGGCACTCTTCAATTTTTGATTTTTGCAAAATTCCAAAAATTGTTCTCTCACGAATTGCAAATCTTTTTCAGAAATCTTCGCGTGCACGGACCTAAGTTGTTCCGTGATAGCGGCCTTGAATTCCTCGTTCTCTATGGTTACAATGCGAACCTTGAAAACTTGGAATGTCGGCAAATCCTTGTATTGTATATGATATTGAATAATTTCTTTTAGAATCCAGCGATGGGATTCGTTTTCGAACGCTTCGACATCTATGATGTCAACGACGCGCTCCAAAAAAACTTTGTCGGTTAATATTCCTGCTATGATTTTTACTTGGAATTCCAAGCCAAACTTGTGCAGATTGTCGATGATTACTGGTGCCATAATAAGTTGATGGCTCTATCTTACCCGATATCTGGGCATAGTCAAATGATAAATACTAAACGTTATCGGTGGAGACTTTTTCTAATCTCTTCCGCTCTGGCTTGCATTAAATTCTTCAAGCCGTCGGACTTATTATTTCCTCCGCCGACTATTTCTACCCATCTGGCAATAATCATCTCACCATAATGTATAGAATCTAAGCCGTAATTGCCCAAGTTGCATCCATCATTAGCCTCTATAACAAAATTTTGGCCATTGTTGGTTACACCAACGTCTACCCCGTATGCTACGGGACTTGGCTTGTAATTTCTTACGACTTCTTCCACAAAATTTATGTCTGGTACTATTTGCCACTCGCCATAATAATGCTTAACCGCTAGAATCTCGCCTTCCATGACATAAACACGAAATTCGGACACAATGTCAATTGGGTCAGAAACATAAACAGGCACATCGTCCTTCTTGGTGTAAATTGGAAGTAAATCTAACATCGACTTTAATACCACACCATTGAATTCTTTCGGCTTGATTGGTTTTACAAATACCGGGATCTCGTCATCATTAAACTTTGCCCGCACTTCTCCGAGTGTACTTTTTTCAATTTTTCTGGCGTAGTGCGGATTTAACACCTCTGGATAGCAATCAAACGGTGGATAATTCACACCAAGTTTGTCAATCGCCTTGCGAAATACTGTCACTCCGGCGAACAGGGGTGTGTGTATAGTTATATCAAGTTTATCCAAATCCTTTTCTTCAAAACAAACAACGTCATATCCCAGTGTGTTAAATGCTTCCCACGCACAATAAAAATTGATGTTTGGAAATGTGCCGTTGTTTGTTTTTACGAATGCTTTCATATTATTCTGACGTTGAAAATACTGATAGTGGGTTGAATACTTCATTTACCCACGCTAGATAATTTGGGATGCTCGCTTGCATTTTACGCATTGCTATCTTCTGCATAAATTCTAGCTTATTATATTTGTTAACGTTGTCTACGGTGTCGAAAATTTTCAGTTGTAACGTCGGAGAAAAACTCGGTGTCTTTAATTGCATCAGGTTGTAATTTCTGTCCAAGATATCGGCACTGTCTGCTACGGTTGAGAATACTTTACTCTCATTCACCCGTTCCTTGGCGATAGTCAGGATGGCATCAACGGAAGTTTCTTTGCTGTCCAGTAGGACAGGAAATCTCTTTTTTGCTGTTATTAGTCCGATACCTTTAACACCTCCTATATTATCCGATGTATCTCCTTCGAGGATTCTGTAGTATATGAAGTTTATTGGGTGTATTCCGTATTCATTTATTACGTCTTGAACTCCGTACAATTTCTTTTTTGTGGGGCTCCAAATGGACACTCGGTCATTTACCAGTTGTAAGAAATCCTTGTCTGCGCTCATGATTGTGATTCGTGACGTAGGATACATTTGAGTCGCGATAAATCCAATCGTGTCGTCGGCTTCTATATAATCTATAGCTACCACACTCACCGGCAAAGACTTTAAATAGTCAATGAGCATCATGAGTTGATTTATCATAGAATCCTGTTCGGTCTGTGGGTCGCTCATTTCCTCGTATGCTCGATTCACTCGGACTTTCATTGCCCGTTTATTCTTGTAGTCCGGATATAGTTTCTTTCTTCTCTGCGACCCGCCCTTTCCATCAAAAACAATAATGACCTTCGTGGGAGTTAGTAATTTAATCGCATGTCCGATTGTAGTTAAAAACCCACTCACTCCGCCGACGTGTTCTCCGTTATCGTTAAGAGTTGGGACTACCGACCAAGTGCGTATAAAATTATTGGTACCATCAATAACCAGTATGTCACTATTTTTAGTCCTCGGTGTGATTACAGCCGTGGCGTGCTCCTCTTTTATTTGAGCAAATAGAGACGTAAATTTTTTCTTAGTATCGTTTTCCATGTAATGAGAACCGCGTGGAGGTATTTCACTCCACGCGATTAATTTTTATTCGTCCATACCCTCGCCAACAGCATCAATTTCGATGTCATCGCCAGCGTCGCCAGACGGAGTTCTATATTTCATAATAAACTCATCGCACAGCTTGGTATATAGATAATCTCTACATTCCTGTCTGTCGGCTATCAATTTAGTGAATTCTTTCTTTTCAAACACCACAGTCTCGGGCTCTTTGCCCTCGACTGTCATGATGAATTGAAGACTTTTCGCTTTCTTATCTTCCTCTTTCTCTGCGTCTTTTTCCTTCTTGGACTTTTTCACGTCGCTCTTTTCCTTCTTCGCGTTCGTGATTACATCCCATTCGAGCAATTTTTCAAGCCAATTTCCATAATTGTCGATACCACGGTCGAAGAAAATGTTGAACTCGACGCTTTTCAGTGGCGGTCCCATGCGGTTTTTTATCACCGTACATTTTGTCTTCACGCCAACGACATTTTTGTCAGCAGTCTTGATTTGTCCCACCGGCTTGAGCCGCAATCTAAGCGATGCGTGGTATGCGAGTGCTTTTCCTCCGCTGGTTGTCCACGGATCTCCGAGGCCAACAAACCCAATTTTTTGGCGAAGTTGATTTGCAAATATTAGACATACTCGTTGCTTTGCAATCAATTGTGTAATTTTTCGCATTGCCTTGCTGGTGATGATAGCTTTACCTGTGGCGTATCCATCTACACCGTGGTCCGCCGCCATTTCTTTCAACGTAGACGTGGCCGCGATGCTATCCACAATAATCGTCACTAATCTGTTTTTATTCGCCTTGCGGACTCCCACAATAATTTGCTCAATTGAGTCGAATATGTGTTCTAGAATATTCATGTTTACAATCATCAAGTTTCCCTTGCTGACGTCTACACCAATTCCGGCCAACCAATTTCTTTCAATTGCGCATTCGGTGTCAAATAAAACAGCCATTCCGCCTTTTTGTTGGGTAGCTTTTATTATATGAGCGGCCATCAAACTCTTTCCAGAGCCTTCGAGGCCAGTCAATTCGGTTATTCTGCCGACTGGGATTCCCGCATTTGGTCGATTTGCGATGGACAAATCCACTAAATCGTTTCCGGTTGTAATCCAATCCGTCACTTGCGAGGCGTCTTCATCCTCGTCCAAGAAAAATGCTACCTTTTCTCCTTGGGCTTTGTTAATTGCCTCGGCTAAGACTTCACCAAGATTATCTTGTGAATCCATTTCCACCTCGACGCGTTTCTTCTTTTCAAGTTTTTCTAATTTTTCCATATATGTAAAAGGGTCAATATAAGATACGCCAGCATTGGCTGGCGCATCATTATATCATTTATTATCTATCAGTTAGACTAATTCAACTTTAAGAGTTGAACATGTCATCGAACTCTTGCTTTGCCGCAGTTGGCGATATCGGCGATTTCACCGATGCCTTTGTTGTGGAACTCACAATCACTGGTGCTTCACTATCGTCAACGATTGTTGGAATGGGAGCTTCTTCTCCGTCCGGATTTCCTTCGACGGAATTCACCCACGTATCCATGACTGCGGTCAATTCATCATACGACAGTTCTGGAAATAGTTCCACAATGTTTCGTTGATGCTTAACCTTCTCAAACAGAACCTTATCCGTCGATGCAAATGCCGGAGTTGTATTTCCCCTCGGACGAACAGTTGTTTCCGGGAAGCTCTTACCAGTCTCGGCAGCAGTCTTAAATTCTACAAGAATATCGCGACCAGTATTCAAATCGGTAATATCTCCGAAGTCGGAGTCATTCATGATATCAAGTACGGATTGATATACAGTCTTGCCCATTCCCCAGAATTTTACACCTTCATTTTCTTGTCCGCGCACTAGAATCGGCGCGTATGTTCTTGGTTTTGGGTCCAGCGCCCTAGCTTTGGTCCACTCTTCTTTGCTTGAACTATTCTTCTTAAGTTTAGTTGCAAACTCCACAATCGGGTCCGGTCGACCAAACGACGTAGGGCTCAAATATGTCTTACCGTTTAAGTTGTAGTGAAACAATAATTCAACGAATGGAAATTCCGGACTGTGCGTATAAGGAAGAAATCTCACCGTGGTTTTTCCCGGAGTTGGCTTCCAGATGCTTGTCGATTTGTTCGAATTTGCTTTCATGCTCTCCAAGCGAGCTTTAATTTTTGATATGTCTAATGCCATAGTATTTTTATTTATTAATGTTTAATGTTTAATTTAGCTAGTTAGTTTCAGTTACCAAATAGTTAATATCCGGTAATATGAACCAAGAATTGCAATTCGTCAATCTATAATAAGATTAATCTTTTTATTAATCAACCGTACTGCATTTCTCGGTTATTAATAAGTATCTAGACGCCAAAAAATCGAACAAAAAATCTCGTTTATAGTCGAGATATTGTTAACAATTTTGTGGGGGTGACGCGGAATTTTCCTCCGCTTGTGGATATGAAAGAGTTTCTGTATTGTTCCCAGTCTACTTGATATTCTCGACCAGACATTCCGCCGGTCTCTGATCTAATCAATTCGTTGAGTGCATTGATAGAATATATTACGTTATATTCTTTTTTACGGTGCACTGACATCGTCCTTGGATAAAACTCAATTTTTCCACGTTTTGCATTGAACGTTAAAAATATGTCATTAAAATCTAATGTGCTCTGTAATACATACACGGCATTTTCGGGTATATCGTAATATTGAACTAACGCACGAACCTCCTGCAAATATGTTTGATATGTAGCAAACGTACACAACAACTGTGTGTCATATTCACGCATTATGCACCATTCTTTTGAGCAAATATTTTAAATTCTTCCCGGTCCACGTTCTTTATTGGAACAATTTCACCGGTCATTCCGACGACCGCCGAAGCTTCTCCCATAGGATTTCTCCATTCTCCGTACGGAACAGAGGTCCAACCTTTTTGTTGGGCGAATTTGGCCGACAGTGCAACATAATCTGGGGCGGAAGGTGTTGGGATTGTCCCGGCACCAACGGCGGAAGTTGCGCCCGGAGTCGCGCCAGATGCCCCACCAGATGCCCCGCCGTTGCCTGTGGGAGCGTTTTTGGTTACATCCGGTGGGATTGTATCAGAAACTCCCGAATTTGCCCCAGAACTCGCTGGTTTTTGTTCCGGTTTCACGACCGCTGGTTTATCAGATGGAGCGGACCCTATATTTGCCGGTTGTTTTTCTGCTGCCGGTTCTTTTACTGGGGTTGTTGGTGGGGTGGCTCCGCCTTGCGGGGCGGTTGGCTCTGTTGCGCTTGGTCCTTGTTGGTTGGTGCGCTTTTGTTTGCCTCGTTTCTTATAATAAAGATTCATTCCGCCCTGTCCGTGAGTTGGGTCCGACTCAAAATGAGTTCCTTTCTGAATTGCTGCCTTTTTATATTCAATCGACGGAAATGTTACCAACCAGCCTTCTTTGTTAAATGCTTGGCGTTCCGGAAACTTTCCCTCGTTTTTTAGCATCATCGCTTCAACGCCCTCCATGACAGTTAATTCATCCATTCCTCTGTCAATCATACATTCCATCAATACCACAATGTGGACTGGGTCGTATATGTCTAATATGCCGGAGTTAATTCTATCGTCTATTCCTGCCTCGGTTATAATATTGTCTATAAAAGTATTCACGGGTTTCTCTATAATTATATAAACACTTTGAGTTTTATACCTTTTGACAGACGATTGAACACAAAATAATTAAAAAACTCCTCTTTTTTTACATAAAAAGCGTCTTTTCCGAGCTTGTTTACTACCACAATACCTTCGGTATAATGAATCATGGGCAATAACTCGGCAGTAATCGTTGTACAAGATATCGCCTTGGTGAAATATGAAATCTGTTTCAGGGTTGGAATAGTTATATGTTCAAGTGTGTCCGTCACTCGACTTAAAGTCACTTTCCTCGGTTTATTGCTTTCCATTTCTCGTAGAACTTCCGGACCGTTTTCTATCTTAGCTATGATAACCTTACCATCTATGTGCAGTTTTGCGTAATTTATTGGAGCATCAACCTCGACTTGATTTAGTCGTTTTCCTACAAGTTCTAGCCCAGAGAATACGGTTGTTCCCATTTCTTCCTCGTTTAAATTATCTATAAAATCACAAACATAATCTTTTTCATCCTGACTTGCGGGTCTTCCCTCAAATTTGTGGTCGTCCGTTATAACACTCTTTAGGTAATTTCTGGCATTTTCGTTTTTCTCTAAAATGTGAGTGAGAGCACGCAGCGCCTTTGTGAACATCAAATTTTTGTATCCGTGGATTGACGCGTTCTCTAATTTTATATTTGACCCATCATCCAGAGCCTTTACATCGACAGTTTTGTTTCCGGGTAAAATTAAATCTCCTATATTACTTCCCCCGGAAATGCAACCTCGGAGCAAAAATACAAACGGTATTTCACCGAAATGCAAATTCTTTTTCCTCGAAAGTGAATTTATATAATCAATAATCTCGGAATATTTTGCGTTGTTGTATTCCGCGACCGCCGCTTCCACCGATTCGCAACTATTATACAATTCAGCAAAGCTTGGATTTTTCTTCAATATTTCAATTAACCTCGGTATAACTTCAATGTCAATTTTCTTAAAGTTGTTTCCGACCTCCGAGATTATGTCATTTACCATATTATTAAATATCAAGAAATTTTGATATGCTGCATATCCTTGTAAGATTTTCCAACATAGACCTTAACCGGAAATTTTTCTTGTTCCATAATATTCTTAATTTTACGTATTGTGTCTATTTTATCTTCCTTGTGGACATCGAACAAAATGCTGTCGTATGTATATAATATCGCCTTGGTCTTTTTTGATTCTAAATTATCCAATAATTCTCCCAGAACATCTACTGCCATTTCCGTCTCGAATGCTTGTAATATATAGTTGAATAACTTATTGGGAGTTGCGTCTTCAATATGGCACGCCCTAATCTCGCGTCGGTACTTTGGGGTTTCTATATACCCATTCTCCTCGAAAAATTTCCAGCGGTGGTTTATATATTCTTGAATTTTTGCAAATAGCGGGATGTGCAGAAATTTTTCACTTAGTCCACCATATATCTGGGTGAATGTAAATCCTTTGGCTACTGCAATATCTTCTTCGTTGATTTCCTCTTTGTTGAAATAATACCTCGCCAAGTATTCGTAGGGATTCACCGAAACATCCATCGGGAAATTGACAAGGTGCGCAATCAATCTTGGATGGAATGCGCTATAATCCATCATTATTAATGTGCCCTCATTTCCATATCTGGATACGAAACATTCTCGGCTGTTATCGGATTTATTTAGTGCCGCATAATTGATTCCACCAAACCGGTTGCTTGGTCTTCCGGTCGATGTCAACAAATTATATTGAGAATATATTATTCCATTTTTTATATGTTTTTCTTGCTCGTTTCCAAATTCGTCCACGAAATCGTCGGTAACATACAATCCATTGGACTCCAACCTAGCAAAACAGTTGGTCATTTTATTATTGACGAACATGAGTCCCGGTTCGTCTACCATAGAAATATTCAATGGAAGGGCTCGTTTAACTTTGTCAGAAAAAAGACGTGCGTGTTTGAATAACGGAATACACTTATTTGTATCAGGTAAATTCCGAAATATTGAATTTATGAAACGGTGAGAATTAGTCGTAGCATCGTCATCATCTTCGGTCCCGGTGCTAAGATATCTCAATAGTCGTATATCTAGTAGACCGCAATCTTCTCCAAACAGTTGCGTTACGCTTTTTTTGTCGAACGTATATTTCCTTTGGATTGATGTGGAAAGTGCTCGGCGAATGATATCGAATATCCCCGGCAAAGGAGAAGACTCGTTGTGCTCTATTGGAACACACCACTCCGTGTCCGATGACAGAAAATAGAAAAACAACAAACTTGCACGATTATTCAGATAATGCTTCTGCCCATCTACACACACTACGTCCAATACCAATTGGTCGGTACTTATGTTGGCTGTTAGCAAGGATAAATCAAATGTACTTTCTACAATAGTCACTTAACCAACACTAACCAATAGACTCGATCTGTCAACCAAATTAGTATCCGCGCCAATATTCCAACGGATTCTGCAATAACCTAGACAAGTCAAGTTCTTGTTCTTTTTTTATTCGGTCAATCTCGAATAAATTTTGTTGCGATACTCCTATAATATTAACCATGGAGCTAGACCTGATCGTATCTTTAATTCCCGTAATTCTCCAATTCAAATACACAATTTTGTACAATATTGTATTGATGCTTTTTGCGTCTTCGGGGCGAATTTCCATCAATATATTCTCGTTAACTTTTTTTATAAAAACCCGCGTGAAATATCCATTATTATAATCACTATCCTTTGGATGTGGTTTATTTGTCGAGGGGGATATGCCAGTCAATTTCCCGGAGCTTCCTCCATATTCCGCAGCTATAGCATCATTGTATTTCATTATTTAAAAATTGTCAACGGTCTGGCTTGTGCCGAAATTTCCGTAATCCATATCTTGTTTTCTATTCTTTGGGATACATTGGAAACTTGCCATACTGCCCGGTCATATCCATATGAACTTGGCACGTGGTCCAACGTGAATTGGGCCAGATACCGCACTCCACCAATTCCCAGTAGTTCCATTTTAAACGTAGTCCCCGGCATAGGACTGTTGTTGGTATATATGGATTTTTTGTTTTTAATATCCAACAGTATGGATTTCATGAATGTTGAATCTAATTCGCACAGTATATATTGCTTAACAGCATCTCCCTTGCCCGTCGTGTAAGTATAAAAATTGCTATTATCTGCCAATAGTCTCTTATATTTTGATTGTGTTGAATTTGGGTTATTTTGTTCGCTGTTTGCCGGAGTGATTTTGGTGTATACTGCTCGGTCGAACATTCTATCGCCGCGTGATAATTTACTATACACTATATTCTTTGGGTCATAGTTGGCAGTACCATATCCGGTGGGTAGAGTTTTTTTGCCGCTGCTGCTCTGCATTATCATTTGATTTGACATTTCAGGAGCCATTTTTATTTCCAAATTTGCGGATTTCATATATGCTGAACTTACTGCGCCAACTGAAATTCTTTGTAAAGTCTCCGCCAATTCTTTCGTAGTTATAGAAGTAAAATTTACATCGATTACGGAGTACTTAGTATTATCTACGGTATGTGGGATTAATTTCAATTGTGATATATCGCACACCGAATTTGAAATGTGCTGCAACAAATCTTCTATGAGAGTTCGAACATTGTCATTCTTCGAGACGAGCGATTTAAATAATTCGACGGATACATAAATATCTTCCAAATACCCCCAATATCCAGCGTCAACTTTGCCCGGTCCGATATTTGGGACATAATCGGAATATACCGGAAATGACCTACCCTCCGGATTAATTATCTCATGTAAATTATCATAAGTGTCATCGAATTTATTCTCCTCTATGAAAGCCTTTATTGTTGGAAACAGCGTATAGTAAGCGCCTTCTGGCTTCCCTCCTTGTGTGCCAGTTCCCCCGATAGACTGTATACTCCTCAGTGTTGCCGCGTCTCTCGGTCCCTGTACTTCTCGAATTGTCCCCACGCCACCAATTCCTCCCATATTAATCGGGGAAATCGCGATCTTTCTGGCGGATTCCTCGGTAACAAATCTTGGCGCAATTTGGTTTGGTATCAATATGTTTTTACTGGTGGATTTTAATGCCGGGTGTGCACACATTACCACTCCGGAAATATCGAGAGAGTTTCCCTTGACATTGGTATCCTTATCGTCTGGGTCAAGAAATTGTATTTCAAAAAACCGATTTATTATATCAACGATTAAATCCATTCTAAACCACACTTTAGAATCGGCGTTGGCGGAATCAAACCATCCGGCGTCTCCGCTTTTAAATATTCTTCCACGGGTAGATACTTTGATATCATTGGAAACGTCGCGAATTTGTCTGGCCGTGGTTACTCCACCAATCCCGCCCATATTAACAACAGAAAATTCGGGCACGGCGGTCTTCTTATTCTTTATGCCCAAATTATCTATGTCTTCATACACAAATTCCACAAAGTCTTTCAACTTTATGGAGCCGCTGCTATTGGTAGGGTTGGTCGCCGCCGAATTTTTTCCGTGGTATGATTGTCCACTGATGAATCGGTTTGCATTTGTTATGCTGGTGAAACAATTATATCCACCGGCTGCGTCAAGAGTATATCCATAGTCATTTATAAGCCCCATAGCCAAATCGTAATTTCCCTTGGATTGTTTAATCCATTTATAAGTGTAGTCAGGGTCTCCACTATATATTTTATACAACCAATCAATATCTTGCAAATCTACCAAAGATTCATTACTATAATTATTCCATCCCCATTCGACCAATAAAGTTATGTTCGGGGTCAGAAAGTACGGAGTCAAATACTCCAATTGCTCTAACGAGTAACATTTCCATGTTATTTTAGTTGTTCTACACAGCGCATTGAAACTACTGTTTGTTCCGCCGGAAAACTCGGTCTCTACCGAAACTATACTTGGGGGTGGTCTATGCGGAAAATCATTGCCAGTATATTCTCCTACCCCGCCGACCGCCAAAATTTCGTGTGGATTGCCAACCGCGTCCACGCCTATAGTTATGCGGCGGTTTTTAAATCCATAGCTAGCGTCGAATCCATTTGTTCCGCCCATTACAAATCCCTCTAGATTCGGTGCCGCGCCACTTATTCCATTGGAAAATACTCTAGTCCACGCAGTTCTTGGTCCACTGTATGGCTTACCGTCGGTTAAGTTTGGATTGAAATCATATTCACCCGCTCTGTTATTCAGTTCAGTTTTAATCCATTCGTCTAATGGGTGCAGCCCCCATGGAAATATTTTAGTGTCGGCCATAATTTTTATAACAATTATATTCCATTTTCGCGCTTGAAATTGCTAACAATTAAGTCTATATTTTTTGGTATTCTTATTTGCTCTCCGGTTGGAGCCTTTAGTGTAGCTTTTATACCATTGGCCTGTGCAATTACCCACCAAAGTGTAACATCGTTGTAAAATTTAAACGCGAGGCTGTCCAAGAAATCTGTGTCGGTTGCGTAAATGTATATGTCATTGGCTCCAATTGGAATTTTTGGATATCTCGTTGTACTATATACCCTCTTACCATCATAGCGAGCAAATACATTTCTACCATTTGGATTATATCTATTCATTTTTATAGTGGAGAATTAAACCCGAAATGTTCGTTGGTGACCAACGATTTTTGCTTTTCTAGAAGTTTCATGGAAACTGAGATGTCGACTTTCATTGGAAGTTGTCTCGATGCTTCGCCTTTTATAGTTATTCTTTTGGTTGGGCTTGCACTGTATGAATAATCTTCCCCGCGATATGTTTCCCAATTTGCGTCGTCGGGTATGTTTATGCTAACCGAAAATATCACACACGGTTGGTCGTAATACATATCACCAAGCCGCAATGTTACCATCGGAGGATAAATGAATCTACCTTCATTGCCAGTTGTATTTTCACTCAAATCTCCCGTGTTTATTGCAGGTTCGGTATATTTGCTCGGCCTAGTCAGTCCGACCAAGTAATTAATTCTTTTCCACATAGGAACAAGTTCTTGTAAGCTGTTGGCGTATACCGTAAAAGAAAACGCCGTTTCGCGAGAGAACCCTTTATATAGGTACAATTTGTCAGCGCGACCCATGTAATTAATGTCTTCCCATTCCGCAGAATTTTGTTCGTTTACACTCGACACAGTTGCTCTGAATGGAATATAAATTTGATTTATTAAATCATAAAAATAGAAGAATATAATATCCCTAGACTTGGCTTTATTGGTTCCAAACCTGCCCTGTGTTAGTTCTCGTGGTTCTTCTTCCCGAGAACCGCTCAATACTCCTAGCGCATTATACCTATCTTCACTATCCTCATAAGTATTGTATATGGAAAATTCTGGAGTATAACCGCCCGGTTCTTTTTTTAATCCTCTGGATTTTGCAAACCAGTTTGCCTCTTCAATTGTAGCACTCGCCCCGAACATATCCGTGTATGTACCTCGGGAACTTCCTTTGCCCGGAATTTGCATATAAGTTGGATATGATACACCGTTGGCATCTTTCACTTCGGTATATCTTTCCGCCGATTTCCTAAATTGCGGGGCTTCATTTTTATACGAATCTATGGTCTTCTCCATATTCTCGTGCAACTTTTTTAAATTATTTATTTGTATAGTAACAACGTTGCCAGTTATCTCCGACGTTGTATCTCCAACTGCGTCGTTTGTTATTTTTGGAGTCGATGCATATATCATCGATGTATCTTCCGGGTCTTTCCTTCCGGGATAATAACGATGGAAATTTTTTACGGTGTCGACTCCGGTGGTTTTTGCGGTACCAGCCCCCGAAATTTTATCATTGTAGAATATAGCACTGGCACGATGGGGAGTGGTCAAGAATCCCGACTTGTCGTCAAGAAATGCGTAGTATGCGCCGGCCTGACCAGTTGGATATTCTGGTCTATACTCCCATTTTAATGTATCACTTCCAAATCGGTATGGATTTGTACTTGGAATCAATCGGGTCAATCTACCAATAAGTGCTTTGCCCATATTTTCCAAGAATCCCCCGCCGCCACCCTTGGATGCACCGGACACCCACAAACTAGAAAATTTACTGCTGGCATTGGCCCCAGTATCAAATCTTATCATTCCATATTTCGCGCCTCCCAATTCTCCTGCGTATTTGGAATAAGGAAGCACGCCATTCTTTCCAGTTGCAGTTCCGTCAATCGTCGCCTGTTTTCCTCCGCTGGTCTCCATACCAATTGTACTCTTCAATGAGTCTAAGAAAAAATTCAATATTCCACCGCTCGTCTCAAGATGGCGTATTGGATAATCTATCAACCCCAACGAGCCCGGTTTGGCTGTTGCTTTAATTAGGCTGATTGGATTATATATCCGAGTTTCATTGAATGCATTTGTATTTTGCAACAAATACTGAGTGCCAATATATAAAATTCCATTTCCACTCGCCGCAAACTTTCCAACTCGTTGCAAATCTCGAACGGTAGAACCAATTGGAAATGCTTGACTGTCATACTTTGTAAGATTCTTTATTGTATTTGAATCGGTAAGTTTTGTATATACAAACGGCTGACTGAATCCTATTCCGTTGCTGGACCCATCATACGGAGAGTACTTATTATATATTTCGTTGGATTTTGCCGAAAACGCAGCAAGTCGTTTATCAGAAGTACTTCTGACAATCGGGCTCAAATTGTTTGGTGGCGTAAAATCTGTTAACATATACTATAAATATTACCGTTACGACCTTCTTGCACTTCTACTCGATAGCTTGTCTAGGTCTACCGATGCCACAATTTTACCATCCACCATCATGCCAATTAATGTATCAAATTTGGCCTCAAGTGCGGATGTGTCAAATGTAACTGCACCAGTCTGTTTTGTTTCCTTTGTTGTTGTTGCACCAGTCGCGCTCGATATCGCAGAAAGTTTATTTAAATTTTCGGTATTTACGGATTTCAGTTGGTCATTCAATTTTCCAATAGAATCTGCCAGTTTTACAATTGCATCCGAGAAAGAATTCACGGACGAGAACGAACCGACGGCGATTCCTATATCTTTAATAGAATTTGCAACCGGTTGCAGTTTATCTCCGATTGATGCTAGGCGTTCCATCTTTGAAATTGGATCTCCGCCAAGAAAAGTGCCAACGAAAGACCCAAGCCCCGCTGCCGCGCTACCGTAACCGAACGCGGTAAATGCGACACCGAGTGCACCAATCCCAACCGCGGTGCTAATCAAATTTACATTTTTCAATTTTTCTATTGGTCCGATGGCGGACTTAATTCCCCGTGCAAAATATTGAACGCCCTTTCCCGCAGACATCGCCGCAACTCCGAATGGAATCAACGCAACTCCCAATGCCGCAATTGCGAGGGCTCCCAACAATATCGGCTTAACGAACACTCCCATTATACCGGCTGATATAGCTAGCGCACCAAGTGCTGCTCCGCCCTTTGCTACGGAAGCCCAATCAATGTCAGTAAATTGTTTTAGCGCGTACACCAACGGCAGGATAGAAACTCCGAGCGCGGCAATCGCCAATGCGCCCATGAATACTTTACGTGTAGCAAGTCTCTCAACACCTTGCGCGATACCTTTAAATATCAATGTAATACTTTTTGATATTCCGCCGACTAGCCCAGATATAGCATTGCCAATTCCTTTACCAAGATTTGCTATGCCCTTTCCGATGTTGGTCAAAAATTGCATCGCCCGCGCTCCGCTCTGTGCAGCCTTTCCGACTTTGGCGTCTGGTTTCACGTCAGGTATAACGCCCGCCGCTTTTGGTTGCATCGGTTCGATAAAATCTCTCTTTTCGAACATGGATTTTATAGATTTGATTGGCGACGACATAAATTTAAATGCCGATCCAATTCCACCCTTCAATTTTCCCAACATTCCGGATATACCACTGCTTCCAAAGAATAATAATGCAATCAATCCGGCGCTTCCGGCTATGCCTTTAATCCAATTTTCAGCACCGCCAAATGTATCTTTAAATATTTTACTAACCGACTCAATACCCTCACCAACCCATTGGAAATATTCACCAAACGATTTAATTGCATCGACTGCCAAATTAATCGGAAATACCAACACTTTAAATGCGAACGCAATTCCTTTAATAATCCACGCAACTCCACGCAACACAGGCAATAAAATACTAACTATTGGAGTTATAATAGGCTCTAATATGTCTCCAATAGACACCAAAACGGCTTGAAGCATATCAGTCATCCGGGTTAACAACCCTTGCATCTGTTGTTGGCGTATTGCTCGCTCGCCTTCTATCAATAATCCAGCATTGGACAAATCGTTCTGGGCTTCCAATGTTTTTAGTGCCTTTTCTTGGTCTGCCAATTTTTCTCGCTCTTCTTTTGTGCCACTAAATCTAATTTTTTCGCGCTGAGACTCGATTGCCATCATCTTACTCAAGTCTTTCAATTCCATTCCGGATGCTTTAGCTAGAGATTGTCTTTGATAAACATCGAGCGCATTAAAATCTCCGATGGATTTTACGGTCTCCAAAATGGCTTCTGTGGATTTTGCTATATTTCCTTCATATGCATACTGTCTTGCTTTTTGGAAACTTATATCTCTTCCCAACAATGCACCCGCTTCCATTTCGTCAGTTATACTAGAACTGTAGTCGAGTAGCCTTTTTTGAGTTGCCGCCAGCTTGTTCAAATCGGTACCAAACATTCTTGCTGATATAGCCGACTTCATCAATACATTTGGATTTGCTCCCAGCAATGCCAGAGTTTCTTCCGACACATTTGCTATATCGTGCATCACCAATTGAAAAGGAACCCCGATTTTGCCAGAGAAGCTTGCCCCAACCTTCATTATGTTCATTGCCACTGTCTGGCTTACTCCACCCAATCCCTGAAATGTTGCCAACACACTGGCTGAATCTTCCTCAGAAACGTTTAGGTTGGCTTTCATCAATGCGATATTTTGCATTGCTTCCTTTGTCACGAGCGAGGTTCTACCAAAAACATCCGTTAACGCCTTGGCCGACTTGTATGCTGCCTCTATGGTGACTCCCATATCAGCGAATTCCACGTTCAAGCTCTCTACATTTTTTCTAACGTTTGCCATCTGGTCTGCCGTGTACCCAGTCTCACGTCTGAAACTTTCTGCTGTCTGGTCCAACAACACAAATCGACGCAATCCTTCTTCTATTAGCAAATTTATCAGCAAGAACCTTTTTGGTACAGTTTTCAGAGAGGATACAAAAGTTTGCATCTTACCAGATATTCCACCGAAAATCGCAAGAATGTCCTTTGATGAATCTTTTAAGTGTGCGATATATCCGGAAGATAATTTAATTTGCTTGGACATATCTTTCTGATATTCCAGTTGCCTTCTGGCGATATTTTCTCCCTCGATGGCGAGTTTTATATTATCTTCGTTCAATTGCAGTAGCCCCGCAGTTAAGCTATTACTCTCTCTCGAATTCCGCGATATCCCCTCATTTATTTCGGCTATTTCACTATCAGTCTGTGCTATTTCTCGTAACATGGATACTTGTTGTACCATCAGTCTACCAGTTTGTCCCCAATAATCTTCACCGGCACTACTTGCCCGAGTTATTTTTTCTTGAACGTCTTTAAGTTTTTCAGCTAATGCAAGTTTTTTCTTTTCCGCGAAATAAGAATCTTCTGACAATGCAACTCTATCTTGTTGGTTTTTCGTTATTTCCGACATCTTGTTTTCTACCGCCAACTGATTCAGCTTATGTGTATAAATATCTTGTTCTAGCTGACTTAAAATTTTCTCACCACCAATCTCGTTACTTTGTAATTGAATTCTTTTCAATTTTGCCGCTATTAAGTTAGACTCGGCGGAGTCCGTTCTTTGCTCCATCTCATTCAAAAGCAAAGTCCTCGCTTTTGTATCTTTGAGTATTTCCTTGGAGAAATTCCTCATTTCTTTCATACTACCGATACCAGAATTTAAATTTTTGTTTATTCTTTCAAATTGTTTGGCAATGTTCTTGGCAATGCTCTCCATCTCCAACATTTCCTTGTTTCCACGCAAAGAAAGCTTGGCGATTGCTGATTCTAAATCTTTTGGGTCTATTAGGTCTTTTGCCATTGTCTATGTGTTATATTATAAATATTATAGCACATTAACTTTTGATGGTGGGAGGTCGAGCAATCTTGTTGCTTGTGTCTCCGTCGTTTGTGGATTTTTGCGCATCCGATTCTGCTTTTTTGGCATCCACCAATTTTTTCATATAAAAACTTCGCAAACTGGTTGGCATTTTATATACTCCATCCTGAGTAAATGCCCCGTTACTATAATAACACAAATCAAATATTTCAGAATGCATCGTCATCTTGGACTCTGGTCTGATTCCAAATATATTTGCATTTATATCCATCTTGGATATTCTTGGTATGCGACATGTCGGGCAAGTGATTGTGATGTCATTCACATATCCCGGAGTGTTGTTTTTATAATAATTTCGAAATGATATACTATCTGACACAGACAACTCATAGTCATAGAAATCCGATATGTTATCTACACCATCAATTTCCAGTGTAATATGCTTCGCAAACGCCAACCAACCTAACTTTTCGTATATATCATTATCAAGACACGTTCCCAACCTAAACTTTATTTTCTTTTCACATCTTTCAAATAGATATTCAATTTCGTTCACTCCTCTAGTATAGTTGGAAAAGTTGAAAGGAATAGACCTGAATCCGAATGATATGTCATGGTCAAATTCAGCATCGCACTTTTCACATCCGGTTTTTACACTCGTATGCATTCCGTAATTCGCGATTCGAACGTTCAATAGAATAGAATGCTTATCACATTCCAATAGACTGTCGTAGTCGATCCCACCGGCCACGATTTTATTCAAAAACTCTCGGTCTAGAAGTCCCCGCTTTATTAAATTGGCATTTCCAAGCAATTCCTCATACTCCGCCGTGATTGGAAGAATATTGACTTTTCCGCTAGATAATGCCGACCCACTTGGATAAAAATATCCCTCTGATGCCAAATCTATGATTTCAGAATGTAGGTTCACGCCTCATTCTATTAGTTTTCTGCTGTGCTCGGCCAGAAGAAACTTGGTCCCAATGGAATATATAGTTTTTCCGAATGTTCACATTCGGGGCAAACGAAATTAAACGACATGTCTATATCCGGCGTGCTTTCGCGGATAAATCTGCGCAAGGCCAGACTGTCAATCGCTGTCAATTGGTCATCAACAAAGTTTTTAACTTTTACTCTGTTAGATTCGCCATCAATGGTCTTGATGGTGTATTTTAATTTCGTGGTAACTTCCGGTATGGTTGCGGCGTTTCCAAATTTTACAATAGCTTTAATTTCCGCTGAAATATCAGCATCGTCCTTTACGGTAGTTAAACTAAATCCAATCACTCGTCCGGATTTTGGTAGAGTAAATGTCAGACGATTTTCTCCCTTGGTTATTCCGTCAAGCTTGAATTCCTTTACTCCTATTGTATTCAAATCGAACCGCACCGTGGATTCTACTTCGCACGCGGGACATTTAATCTTTGGGCTATAAATTTCTCCATATGCACTTTTTCTCGCCGCAATATACAGCGCATTTTGGTCGCCTATTAACAAATCGCCCACGGATACATTCGGGGTAGCAATCAAAGCTTTCAAGAATTCGTCAAGAACAGTGCCTTTCTTTAATAAGGTGGTGTTGCTCAAAATATCTTCATGTCGAGCGGTAACTTGATAAATATCAACCGTACCCTTGGACAGTGGATGACTCTCCGGATAGAAATATCCTTTTGACGGTAGAGTTACCGTTTCAATTGGCTGATTAGACTTTTGTGCTACCGGAGTTGATTTCGAGATTGGAATAATTGTGTCTGCCATAATATGTTTGTTATCCATATATATGGATTACAAAAAGTTTTCGTATATATTTGAGCATAAAAAAAGAGATTGTTGTTGGCAATCTCTTTTTCGTTTGTTATAAAAACTAAATTATTTAGCCATAATGGTCTTACCAGTCGCATTCTTTGCGGTGAAAAGATTCAATGTAGCGTTAGCTGGCAGTTTGTCATCGAAGAACATATTTTCCATATTCTCGTACATTGAACCCACAGACTTATCGAGCGGCAAATCCGGAAGTTCGGTGCGGTAAAGATTCGTTTCCATATTATCACTACTAATCTTACCAGAAGGCAAACGAAAATTAAATTGTCCGATAGACTTTCCGTCCAATGTAACTTTGACCTTTGAGTTTGGTTTTCCTTCCGGTGGAACTCCCATATTTAGGTCTTCCTCCTCGCCGTCGTCCGACGAATCGGCCGAGGACTGAGCGGCAACGGTCTGTGGAGATAATATCGACGACCCGCTTCCCGCTACAGTTGATGGCGGAGTTTTTGGGGCGACTGTCCCCAATTTCTTTTGAGTCTGTGCAGAGGGTGCCATGATTGGCGTTCCATCCGGTACAACCTGAGTAACTTTCTTTGTTACTGGGTCTTTTAATTCGAATGCTCCCACTAGCCGATATCCTGTGGGAGATGTTGGGTCGGACTTACGACGGTCCGGACTTACGGAAGCGTCGAGGATTCCAGTTGCGGCATCAAATTTGGATGGACGCTTTGCCATTTCTTCAACTCGTCGTTGTTCGAGTGCTTCGCGAATCATGCCTAGAATATCTTCTTTTACAATCTTGGGAGTCGCCGGTTTCTTAACTACCGGGAGTTTTTTACCTTCTTCTTTTTCTTTTGGTTCTGTGACAATAGTCAATTTTTTATCATCAACCACCATCTCCGTATTTTCGGCCTTATCGGAAGTTTCTTCAAACCCAGATAGAGCTTCCGACTCTTCTAAACTTTCGCGTTTAGAAGAATATATTTCTGTCACTATACTCTTAATCAACAATTTAAGATCTGATTTTTTCATATGTTTCTATGTTATTAAATTACCCGCCAGAGTCAACCAAATACCATAATTTGGCTTCTGGGCAATATATAGCCTCCTGAGTTCCATCTGTATTCAGTCTTGCGGTATACCACATTTTATTTTTATTTTGGTCGTACTTTTGTTTGTCTTCCGGGCTACTTGACCAACCGTTGGCATATCCCAAAGATTGCCATCCTTGTTCAATTGGTGCGCCTTGGGAATTAACTGGGATGGAGGTTCCATCTTTCCACTTATGAGTTTTGCTCGGTGTCTCAGTTTCTTGTAATGGTAATTGCGCGGCGGATATCTGCCCAGTTGCTTTTGCTTTCCTCGCTGCGGTCTCTGCGTCTCTGGCGACTTTATCTTGAGAGGTTCCGATACGTTCCTCGGCCTTATTGACGTGAAGTTGAGCCCGGGTTTTTGCACTTAAAGTGCTGGCATCCAACTTTGCAATCTTTGCTAAATTTTTTTCTTTATCCTTTTGAGCTTTCACCAATTCACTCTGGGATTTTTGCAGTTTTTTGTCCTCCGGGGACGGTGCCTGTGTTGGCGCTCCCATCTGTGTGAGCATGTTCTCCAACTCATTTAGCCCGATTTTGTGTTCCGCCAATTTACGTTTTACAATATTGGTTATAATTTCTGATAGTTGTGATTTATTCATGGTCTGTATACTACTCTTACTCCCGAGTTTTGACCGGTGTGGTCAGCAGCGGTGTTCATTTCGACTTGAATTCTTGGGTTAAATGACGCATAAAATCCAAACATAGTTAAAAACCAATCTGATTGATTTACAATTTTATTTGGTGGAAACACTGCAAAATAATCTAAACAATACCTCTTTTCTTCGGCTACGAATGTAACTGTGTCTCCGATATTAAAAGTAGGAACACTTGAATTTATTTTTTCCGGTCCTAAATTATCCATCATAAATCCGCCGATTCTGATTGGAACAACGTCAATATTGTAATCTGTGAATGACATTTTTTATTTATTTTCCCAAGCCATCCACATTTCATTCATCTTTTTATGACCCCGTTTCTTAGCATAAAAAATTTTCCACATTGTGGCATACGCTTTATCCTCATCTCCATCGTATTGACTCAGTAATTTATCATGCAGTTTCTCTGGAAACCCCGGAGGAGATTTTTCCTGTAACATATCTTCTTCTGCAACACCGAGGGGTGCAAATTCATCAATTGCGTCTTTAATAGTTTCCCGTATAAATTTCTTTAATTCATCGTGTTTCATATTAAGTTTCCTTTTGGATTTTTATGTCGTGATTTTTTTCTAAATCTGATAATATATCTTTTCTACATTTTTCTGCACAATCCATATCTTTTGCTTCAATCTGAATGTTAATATATAAGCAAGGATTTTTTTCTCCGGGAGAAGTAATATATGAACTAACAACTCTATTCAATTTTTGTTTTGTTTCTGACTTATTCCTCACTTCTTTTATAACCTCTTTTATTAAAGATTTTAATTCAAATTTATTCATTTTAAGTTGTTATTATTTTTAGTATATATAAATATAACTTATTTTATTTTTAATGCTAGTTAACTGAATTTATTTAGTTGCTGTCGTTATAACTCAAGTATTGTACACAGTGTTATATACTTCCGTCAAGTCCAAAATGAATATAAGAAAGAATTAGCGTAAAAGTTCAAATCTTCCTTCTTTCATAACACTGTCTATCATGTGACACTTAGCTCCATTTCTGTGGTCAGTAATTCGGTTATCAGCATAGTTGTATGTGCGGACCTTATCTCCGCGACCAGCGCCGCTATAATTAGTAGAATTACCCGACTTGGACGAAAACTGCTTTATTTTACCCGCCAAACACAGTCTGGCAGTTCTTCGATTGGCTTGCTGACTTCGTCCGTTAATGAAAACTTCCAACCCAGTTGGGATGTGTTTCAGTCGCACTGCACTTGACGTTTTGTTCTGGTGTTGTCCACCGTTTCCATGTCCTCGTTGGAATGATTCTTCCAAATCAGATTCCTTCATTTCATTGTTCTGTTGCAGTAACCTCGTTACGGTCACGGCAACGTAAGATGTATGTTTCCTACCACCTCGGTCGTTCTTTGGAATGCGTTGTACACAATGCGTCCCAGTCTCGGAATCAAACAAAGATTCAGCTTTCATATCCGAACACACAAAACTGAATTTGCTGGGTCCGGTTTCTTCCAACTCAGCTTCCAGTCCATTTTTTTCCATGAACGCCAGATAAGCTATGAACAGTTGCTCGGTGAATAATTTTGAATCATCCCCGCCCTCGCCAGAAATTACTTCAACCAACACACCTCTCGCGTCAAAGTGACCCCCAAGAGCTAGCAGAGCCTCCCGATGGGTTGCCCGAGTTATTCGAGTAATATGTTGTTTGTGTCTTCATAGCGAATATAAGTATGCGGATAATTTTGTATATGTCAATAAAAAATCCCCTATTTTCATAGGGGACTTGAAACTTATTCTTCTTATTATATCAATATTGAAGTATCGCGTAGTCGTAAGTGAGCGTCATGTTGATGGTCAGAGCTTCTTGTGCGCTCCAATCAAGTCCCGTGCCATTGAAATTGACTGTTGATGGGAATGCGCCCTTCAATTGCCAATTTTCGATTTTATCGCCGACCGGACCCAATACAACGATATTGACATCCTTTTTATAGAATGCCGCATAGCCGTTACGACCGGTCACGGATTCGTGAGCAAGACGCACCCATTCCATACAGGCTTGAGCGCCGGACGGAACAATAGCGTCATACAGTGTCACTTCAACGTCGGACCATTCACTTTTTCCCTTGAGCTTGCGCTTCAAGTTGATGTGGTCTAGGGTAATTGAGTTGTTTACAATAGTTGGACGCGCCGCCGCTTTGATAAGATATGCGGGAATTCCGTCTATCTCGATAATAAAGCGGTTTTGAACTTTTGGTTCATACGCTGTAAAAAATATAGAATTTGCATCTAGTAGTTCTGCCATGGTGTTATATAGGGTTAATTGTTTGGTTATTCATTTCTGCCTGCGTAATCGCATCGTATTATAAATAATAATTAAACAAAAAATATGTTGACATTATCAAAAAAACATATACTGTTTTATTGCTTACGAACCTTATGGCCAGACCAAAGAACCCAAATAATACATTGCACAAGATTTGCCCGACCTGCAAATCGGAATTTACGTGCGAAAAACGGAAAGAGAAAATGTATTGTTCTCGCGTCTGCGCATGTAACTCTCCGGAGGTAAAAGAGAAAAATAAACTCGGAGTTGCTAAAACTTTCGACGCTAGATATGGTGGACATGCTATGAAAACCGACGCGGTCAAGGAGAATTACAAAGCCGCGATGATGGCAACACACGGCGTGGAATGGGCCGGTGGGATGCCAGACCACGTAGAAAAAGTTAAAAAAACCCTTGCCGCTCGTTATGGTGACGAAAATTACAATAACCCGACACAAATGAAATCCACCATGATAGAAAAATATGGGGTTGATAATTACAGAAAATCCAAAGAGTACGAAGAAAAATACAAAAAGACATGTGCTATAAAATATGGAGTTGCACATGCGTCAAAATCGAGTGAATTTAAAGATGCACATAAAATAACGATGTTCAAAAAGTTTGTGTCGTCCGAGCGGTTCAAACATTTTGTTCCGTTATTTAACATAGAAGATTATTTTGGAGTAAAGACTGTTTCCTCCACAATGACATATTCATTTAAATGTAATAGATGCAATAGAGAAGAAGCACACAGTCTTAATAATGGAGCAACTATAAAATGTTCTAAGTGCGACAAAACTATGTCGGACTTTCAGTCGAGTATATTTGAATTTATCAAGACACTGGTCCCGGATGACCCCGTGATACCCAACGATAGAACCACATTATTTCCCAGAGAAATAGATATATATTTACCAAATCAAAAGATTGGTATAGAATGTAATGGACTTTACTGGCATACTGAAATATCCGGTGGAAAAAATAGAAATTACCATCTCAACAAGACCAACGGGGCAGCATTCAAAGGAATACGCTTAATACATATATTTGAAAACGAATGGAATCATTCACAGGAAGTGGTCAAGTCCGTGCTCAGAAATATATTGATAAAGGGTAATATAAAAATTCACGCACGAAAATGTGAAATACGAGATATATCATCTCAAGAAAAAAAGGAATTTCTGGCAAGAAATCACATCCAAGGAAACGACCATGCCACAATAAAACTTGGAATGTATTTCAATAAAGAGTTGATGTCGGTCATGACATTTGTAAAATCCAGATTCGATACGGCAGTTGAGTGGGAAATGAGCAGATTTTGTTCTAAGTTGGGTCACACCGTCATAGGTGGAAGCTCTCGCCTGTTTTCTCATTTTGTAAAAAAACACAACCCTAATTCGATTGTTACATACGGAGACCGGCGATACTTCTCGGGTGAAGTGTATTTAAAGTTGGGATTCAATTTCGTTTCTACGACTCCCCCCGGATATTATTACACAGTGGATGGATATTCTACCCTGTCCGGGAGACAGGGGTGGCAGAAACACAAACTTGCCAACAAACTCCTTTCGTTTGACCCCGCCTTGTCGGAATGGGAAAATATGAAAATGAACGGGTTCGACCGGATTTGGGATTGTGGGCATTCGAAGTGGGTGTGGAAAAAGTGTTGACGCGGACAAGAAACCTATTACAACCATACCATGAGCAATCAAATCACCGAACAGCAATTATCAGACGCAATTAAACAAAACGTTTTATCTATTGCGTTCAAGTGTGTGTTCACCGTGCCGGATTTAGAGTTACCGGAAAAGATTGATGCTGGTATAAAGTTGTTCATGGGCGAGTTTATCAAAGCCGTACCATTCAAAAACTTCACCTCGACGGTGGAAGTAGATAATGTGAAAATTGTAGTGAAAATCGTGGTCAACCACATCGACGAAAAACATAACCCAACGCGAGTTGAATCTGTGCTTCCGATGGAAATTATACCAGTTAATTCGCGATAACTATTGACACGAGATAAAAAGTCTGTATAGTTGTGCCTAATATGAAACATATTCCATATCCCTCTATCGAACAGTTTAGAAACGCGATTCACAAGGTCGGTTGCAAAGCCAGACATGCCGGTATTGATGTTAATGGTGACCCCGTGTACGATCACACTAAAGTCTTACCAGTACTGACTTATGAAGGCACGGTTAAGTTGCATGGTACTAACGCAGCCATCTGTACAAATGTTTTATCCGGAGAAGTTTGGTTCCAAAGCCGGGAAAATGTCATTGCCCTTGAAAAAGATAATGCAGGGTTTGTTCGCCACTTTGAGGGAAAATTTGTCAGAAAGTTGTTTTCTTTAATCGAACCCGCGAGCGAAGACTATGCCGTATTTGGTGAGTGGTGCGGAGGAAACATTCAACCCAACGTTGGGATTGCAAAGCTATCCAAACGATTTGTTGTTTTTGGAGTGTTGGCTGACGATAAGTGGCTTGGAAAAGAAGCCATCAGTAAGGTAAAAGACGAAACCATTGGTGTTTACAACATTTACGATTATCCGTGTGAAACCATTGAAATCGACTTCAACAAGCCAGAAATTTCTCAGAACAAACTTTCCGAATTGACCATTAAGGTTGAGGAGTCCTGCCCTGTGGCAAAAGCTATGGGAGTTGACGGTATCGGCGAAGGCATTGTATGGAAGTGTGTCTCCGAAGGCTGGGAATCGCCAGAATTTTACTTCAAAGTGAAAGGCGAACTCCACTCGAAATCGAAGGTTATTACTCTAAAGCCGATTGATTTGGAGAAACTTGATAAAGCCACCACTTTGGCAGTCAAGGTTACTCCCGAGTGGCGGCTAGCGCAAATGTTAGACAAGGCGTGTGATCTAATGAACGGAGGAAAAATCGACCGAAGCAAAGTTGGGGACTTCATCAAACTTGTCACCGACGATGTAACCAAAGAGGAAACCCACACTATCAAGGAAGCCGGGGTTGACGCGAAAGATATAAGCGGACATATCGCAAAGATTGCTCGCAACTACTTCTTTGAGAGAGAAAAGGTCCAGTAATCAGTTTCATACGCTGTCTAATATGAACATATTTAACATAGAAAGAACTTTCACAGAAAAAGCAAAAAGACGTTGGCAGAAAATCTTCATAGCTGTTGATGTACATGATGTTATTTTAGAGGGTAAATATAATTTGAATAACGATGGTGCTGGTTATATGCCCAACTGTATCAAGGTTTTACAACAGTGGAGCAAGCGTGAAGATATATCACTGATTCTATGGACAAGTAGTCATGTTGGTCCTGCCAGTAAAGTGTTGGATAATCTTGAAAAACATAATATAAATTTTAAACATGTAAATTGCAATCCAGAATGTGCAAATGATGCGTTGTGCGACTTTAGTAAAAAGTTTTATGCCAACGTAATTTTGGATGATAAGGCCGGATTTGATGGACCGAACGGAGATTGGTTTCTTATTGAGAAAGAATTGAAGCGAATTGGCGAGTGGAAAGAATAAATATGAGCTATACAAATCATAGCGGTGGATGTGCAGGTTCTGACATGGAATGGGAAAACCAAGGAATACCATATGGCGTAAAAACTATTGCATATTCTTTTGGCAATCATGTACAGTACGGTAAAAATCAATGTAAATTGACGCAGGAACAGTTGAATGAGGGATACGAAAAATGTAAAATTGCGGCTGAAACATTGAAACGACCTTGGAAATATATCGAAAATAAACCATATGTAAAAAACTTGATGGCAAGAAATTGGTTTCAGGTCAAGGGTGCAGATTGTGTATTTGCGGTTGGCAAGTTTGTAAAAAATTCAACCGCACTTGTAGATGGTGGAACTGGCTGGGCAGTGCAAATGGCAGTCGATAATTACGTTCCAATATACTTATTTGAGCAAAATGTCAATAGCTGGTTTGGCTTTGACTATTGTACAGATATAGATGGAGCACAACGCGAAAGACAGTTTATTCCATGCTTGTATCCTCCCACACTAACGAAAAATTTTGCTGGGATTGGAACGCGAGAAATTAACGAAAACGGAAAGCGTGCAATTACGGAGATTTATAAGCACACTTTTTCCCAGTGATTTCTTTTACAGATGCGCTTTTGTCGTATAGTCGAATTGCGCTATCTTTAATTTTATCCAAAAACCCCTTGGCTCTTAACATTTTAAACACGATGTTCTCTTCGGATAGTTCTCCGGAAGAATCCAACCCAGCTTGTCTGAATTTATAAAGTTTATCTAGTAGAGACTTAAGACCGGCTTCATCGTTAGAACTGATCAACGAGTTGATTTTGTTTTTGTATTCTTTATACTTCTTTTTGATTAACCCCACATTAAAATTCGGTTTTTCTTTAACTGGTGGAATCAACCATTTATCAGATAGCACAGAATATTCCGACGCAGACGTTGGTGTATATTCCACATCTTGCACATAAAGTTCAACGTCATGCCCCTTCATTGTTATGTTGTGAGTTTCATTCCACGGACGTTTGATGGCGTCAAATAATGTTTGAGCGTCCTCTTTTGACATATTCAACGTAGAATAGTCTGCGACAATATGTAAATCTATGTCGGAATACTGCGTCCAGTTATAATTTGTTATTGAACCTATAATAACAACATCTGTCGCTTTGATTTCTATTTCGTTGTTTAGTTTTAACTCTTTGATGAAATCCTGTGCAATTTTTAACAAGGATTTTCTTACTTCTCGGTTCAATTTTATTTGTCCGCTTTCGGCCACCCAAAGTTTTGGGCACAAGGTATCTCGATATAGTGGGTAATTCATTAGTTGGAATCTTAGATAAATGTCTTTAATTTGACTATACTACTTGCCGCATCTTTATGTTTTATAGCTACGCGATGTATGGATGGATTGTCCCACGCATCTATATTCTTTTGAGTATCATCTACGAGCAAGTGGGTCACACGTTTTCCAGTATGTGGTATGATATATTCGGGCTTCTTTATTCCCGCCGAAGCAATAATCACTTTTACATTTGGGTCGATGTGTTTGTGCGCCCATTCCGTTTTTTGCTGTATAATTTTTGCACCTTGACCCGCGCTCAACAAAACTGGCTGTGGATTTTTGAAATTTTGCTTGATGTAATCCCACAATATTTTTGCATCTGGCATTGGTTCCAACTCTATCCAAAATGTTGGTTTACTTGCAATTAGTTTCCAAAAGGAGCCCTTTCCATTTTTTGCTTCATATTCTTTTGGACTCAATCCACCCGAAAGTTCCTTGAATCCTTTTTCCATATCTGCAAGCACTCCATCCATATCCACGTAGCATTGAACTTGAAGCGGATTTTCATTTCCTTCCATTTCTTCTTTTAATAAGTGCTTTAACAATATATGCATATCTTATAAATATCATGATTTTGTTGAATGCACAAGTTTTTTCTTTGAGTTTTCCCAAACTATTTCAACACCATAACCGGCCAACATCAACTTATCTGTTTTAATGGCATCCTTGTCCCATTTTTCTTTTGCTGTCATGCGCAAAGACTTATTATAATAATCCGGTTGACATTTTGATGGATTGCAATGCCAATAATCACCGTAACATTCTATTGCTTTTTTTAACGATGGTATGTATATATCCACCGAACATCTTGCATCTTTTAGATATTCTTCCAACCGCGCGTCTGGATATTCTAATAAAACAAGATCATAAGTTTGTTTTTGAAACTTAGATATGCGTTTTCCGTTTGATAATATAGCAGATGGGCTATCAAAATAGCACGCTGTTCCGTATTTTCTCATACAAGTATTTGCAGCTTTTTCCGGGTTGTTGTATTTATAATTTCCGTATTTTTCTAGCTTGGTTTTTGATATTTTCAATCGAGACTTTTTTGAATTCATTGGATTGTTTGTTAAAAATATGTTTCTGCACATCTCTTTGTGCTCATTGGATTTCACATTACATTCATTTGAACAATATTGCTGCAATTTTCCAGACCTTGGGTGTAGTATTCTTTTATATCTATCAAACGGTTTATTGCAATTTAGGCAATTTACAATTTCGTGATTTTGCGATTTTCTCCAAGCATACATGGCTTTTGTGTCTATGAATCTTTTATTTCTGTGCTTCCAATCAACCGTGAAATATTTACCAGTCCATTCGCAAATTTTATTTATTGACTTCGGGTTTCCATAATTTGTTTTCATATAAACATAAATATACGACCCTGTAGGCAAAATGATGAAATCCTGCTATATAAAAAAGAAACCCACTTTTTAGTGGGTTTCTTGTAATCAATTTTTTATGATTTATGCGCCCGGAAAAACAGCACCGCTCGGGAGTACATTAAAATCAAGTACGATGAACTCTGCGGTGCGAGTTGGTTGGATATAAATCTGACCATACATGATACCACGATCAATCATGTCCGGAGTGTTGTTGGTGTCATCCATTACCACCTTGAAGGTGTAAATGCCACTGCGTTGTTGCACGCTCTCCAAATATGGATTCACGATATTCAAGAAACGTTGGCGTGTCGTAGACACGTTTTGCTCGAATACCAAGAACCGAGAAGAAGATGCGATGAATTTCTTCAATGCAATCAACAAACGGCGAACATTGATGCGGTCTAGTGCGGAAGGTAGGCGTTGTAGGGTCTTTTGTCCCCATGCTACTACACCTTGTCCCGGAAATGCCGCGATTGGATTTACACGGCCCTCGTAGAGAGAATCGCGTTCTGTGTGCGTTAGACGGTCCACAACTTGTACTGCGGTTGGGATTCCACCACGCCCCAGACCGGCTGGTGCAAACCATTCGGCGGAGACTTTATCGCTTGCAGCGAACACGCTCATCATTACAACGGACGGCGGCACTGGAATGATTTTGTTCGTGTTGGTTTCTATAATTTTAACCCATGGGTAATATGTAGCAGCATAGCTGGTATCAAACTCAGACGCCAAGTCAATCACGGTTTGGATTGATGTTTCTCCGGCCATTTGATTGTGTGTGATATCCATGATATAGAATGCGTCACCGCGTCTTTCACATGCATCAACAACCAACGATGCGACGTAAGAGTGATCGTCATAGTTAATACCCGGAGTTGTGATTAGATTAAAATCCCATTCATCTGAGTTCGATAGAGCAGCCAAACATTGTTTGTATGCGTAAGAACCGTTGGTCTTGTTTGTCGAGCAATCCAATCCTTGTTGGTTGGTTGGCAAGATTTCATTTCCAACCAGTACTGGAACTGATGGACTTTGGCCATCGAATCCACCTTGGAATCCAAGAATGAAGCGGCGCTTTTTGACGTTGGTGTTTTCGTTGGAAGCAATATATAGTGGAGACAATCCGCAATTTGTTTCTAGGTCGAAGCCAACGTTCGCATTTGCTGTCGCTCCCAATGGAAGCGGGCAGAAATATTGTTTGTTATCCAACTCAGGTCCGATTGAAGAACCATTTGGATACAAGGCGACAAGTTCTGAATCGCCATTGGCCGGTGCTGGATTGAATACAATACCGGAAGCATAACGACCCGGTTGAGCGGAGTACACAGATGCGCTGGTATATTGCATTGCTGCAAGTTTACCTAAGCGAGCATATTCTCCACCAATCGGCGAAGCGTATGGACCGAACCCGAATGGAATTGCGTCAATTGGCCATGGGGATGTTGCCATTTCTACGCGAATGCGTTTGCTCTTGTTCGAATAGTCGCCAAATTCAACAATCTTTCCGTTGAAGTCGATATACTTCCAAACATCACCAATCCGACGAGAAACATAATTGGAGCTATTAACATCCAAGTTTAGGTTGTCGTAACGTTCCAGCACTATTGGACGAGCGTCCGTGTCGGTGTATTCTCTCAACGCCAAGCTGAAAGAACCATATTTCGTTCCGGGAATCGAACCAGCGGAGCGAACATTGGAGATTTCAACCTTATATAGCGTGTTAGCATTTGTACCGTCGCTCAAAGTCTGTACTTTGAACAAATCGTATGCCGCCGGAGAAGACCCAAACGAGGCGCTAAAGGATGATACCAATTGCGAACGGATGAATGGAGTATAAGCATTAGTCAAATCGAATTGTGAGGTTCCAACATCTGGAGTCACGCCATCTGTGAATGCCATATTATCAACAGCGGTAACTTTAATCTGCCAGCTACCAGAAGCCAACATTTCGTCGATGACTTGTTTTGTCTTGTTCTTGAAGTTTGCGTATGTGTATGCAACTTCTAATTTTTGTCCTGATGCTACTGGGTAATAACCAGCTTTCGCGTCGGTGCCAAATACCGAAGTGATATACGAACTTGCGCCTTGGTCCAATGAGAATTCATAGGTTCCGTAGGATGCGCTAGTATAAACATTCAATCCCGTGTCGAAATGCGACTCGTTCAATTGTAGCCGATAATCAGCACCAACGACCGATGAATCTTTCGGTGTCAATACCGAGCCACTGAATCCGTATAGATTTTGGCCGCGGTCATAAGAAGTATTTGCTAAAACCGCCAGAACAACTTCGTCGCTGCCGGATGTGGCGTACGATGCGCTACCACATGCGTCTTCCGTCGATACGTCCCACGGAGTAAATACTGCTGTATTTAATGCACCATATGATCCGCTTAGATTACCAACAACTTCAAGTTGCGTGTTACAACCATCCACGAGATTCAGTACGAACGAAGAACTGATCAGCGCAGAAGGTGCGGCGAGATTTGTATTTACAATCGCCAATGAGTTGACCGACGAAGAAATAAATGTACTGCCGTTTGAATCTGTTAATCCAGCAGTTGTGATGAATTCCACGTCGCCTACGAGAACGGTAGAGCCGGAATATATACCACTTGAGAATTTCAACGACAGAGAACCGGAGATGATAAATTCACCCGGAGTGCTTGTGTATGTTGTGGTAGCTCCAAGAACAGTGCCGGTAAAAGAACCAGATTCGGTGAATCTTGCATATTGTCCCGGAACTGCGCTGATGACCAATGCATTTTTTTGTTCATATCCGCCAAGACCACCAACGCGACAGATTGTCACTTGGTTTTGCTGGCGAAAATATTGCTGCGCCGTGATTGGTCCATACAATGTACCATCCGGGTCTCCGAAGATGCTTACTAAATCGGCTTCGCTCGTTACTATCGTAGGAGAAAATCCCGGACCCTTATTGAAGGGTGCCACGATTACTCCGCCAATTGCGGCGACGCCTTGTGCAAGAAACGTTTGGTCTATTTCTCGGGTAAATACTCCCGGTGAGACGATACGTTCCGAAGGGCTGTAATTTCCATTTTGTTCAATTGCCATATGTTTTTTCTCCTATTAAAGTTAGATAAAAAGTCTATATATAAGTATGTTAGAAAAACTCAAAACATAAAAAATATAAGAAAAAGTACTTTCTTGTTATATTTTAATTATTAGACTTTTTTCGGGGTAAAAATCCCGGTTTCATTGTCGTAATTTCCTTCTCCGTACTTGGCCACTATCCTGTCAAGAAATGTTTTTTCGGATGTTTCGGTAAAAGACAATCTGTCCAATATCATAGTTTCGGACTTTTTGATATCTCGCTTTTGTAACTCTATTCTTCCCAATTCGACCGTGATTTGGTCATATGTGTTCCGCAAGGCGACTAGTTCTTTTACTTCTTCGTCGGTAAACTTGATTTGATTTGGTTGTGTTGATTTTAATTCCATATATATGTAAATTTATTGTTCTTGTATATATATACATATGAAAATCAAAACGCATAAATTATGAACCAAGCAACAAGAAATTATAATTTATCTGCATTTAAAGGTAGCAAAAATGTAATGCGACAGAATAAAAATTCTCCATACAAAGGAATTCCGCCCGATAAAGCCCAAATATTGTATGAACTAGAAAAACGCCGAAAGCAAGCAAATGTTCTTTCGAGTGGATTTATAGGAGAAAAAAATTTAATATATTACTGTGCATTTGGTGCGGACTATATTTCTTTGCTAGAAATGTCTTTAAAGTCGATTTCTTCGGCCACACCATTTGACGTATTAATTATAACAGATTCACCGACGAAGAAAATGATATGTTCGTTGGAGTGTATCTCACAGCGTAATATTTTATTTCATGAAGTGGAATCCCCGATTGACGGAGTGGAAGCGAGTATGAAAAAATTGGAGATATTTGATTTTAAAAATATAAATGAGTACAAGAGAATATTATTTTTAGACGCCGATATAATTTGCGTGGGAGAAATCTCAAAATTGTTCTTAGAAGAACCGGATAACTTTTTTCACGCAAAGCGGTCCCCCATATTAAATGCAAACTCCCCCCAGCTGATTGATGTGTATAAGTCTTGCACAATAACACACAGTTTAGCATTTTTTAGCGCCACAGATTTAAAATTGTTAAAAACTAATGACCTAGAAATATTTAACGCTGGTCAGTTTTTTTTCTACAATACTCTATCTATGCAAAATCATTTTGAAAATATACGATGGCTGGCGAACGTTTGGCCATCTATATATTTTTTTGAGCAATCTTTTATGAATCATTATTTTGTATATGGGGAATTGGTTAAATACGACCTACTCGACGATATTGTTGCTATAACAACCGTAAAACCCGCCGTATCGTGTGCCAAAGACTTGTATGAAAAACAGCACATTGACGACACTGCATTGATTCATTTTGCGGGGACGCCCACGGACGGAAAAAATAAATATATTTTTATTTTAAATTACTGCAAAAAACACAATATAGTATGCCATTAAATAAAATCTACAACATACTCCACGTTCATATACCAAAATGCGCCGGAACGTCGATTGAAAATATACTAGATATCAGTACGGCGGAGCATTTTTATACAACCGAAAAAAATAATTCGTTTTTACAAATAACTGGTATTGATGCGTTTAGTGACATAGAATATAGAATGTGCATGTCAAAAAGTATGCAACACTATAGTCTATTGGAATTAAAAAAAATTTTAGGTGCGGAAGAGTTTAGTAAATACAGAAAAATAACAGTCGTTAGAAATCCATATGATAGACTGGTGTCTGCATATCACTTTTCTGTGTTTGGATACAAACATAATGTCCCATTCTCTGAATTTGTTTTTAATTCTCTGTCAATGAATCCAGCCACGAGAAATTGGCTATATGACGGCCACCTAGAAACCCAATTTTCTTATTTGGCAAACGAGCGCGGAAATTTATTGGATATTGATAAAATCTACAAGTTTGAAAATATGGACGAATGTATTTCCGATTTACTAATACTCACGGGAAAAAATAAATTTCCGCACATTTTAAAATCGACAGACAAAATGGATTTTTTATCATATTATACTCCAGAAATAAAAAAAAATGTCTATAATTTTTATAAAATAGATTTTGATTCTTTCGGTTATAACTATTAATAAAACGGATTTATATATTTTTCTAAAAATATAAGTGCAACTCCACTGCCTCCGAGGGGAACGTCATCGGGTAAACTATTTCCACCCGAACCACCTCCCGTATTTGTTTGTCCGTTTTGCGCAGATACTGTGTTGGCGATAGTTCCCACGTAATATGTGTATGAACCACTTCCTCCGCCTCCCAATCCGCCGGGATAAGATACCGACGAATCAACTTCCCACCACGTTCCGCCCCCGCCGCCTCCGCCAAGGTAACCAACTTCGTATCCGTTAGTAGCCTTATAGTTTATTCCAATTCCGCCGGAAGGATACGGTGAACCGAATGAACCAGTTGCAAGTGCGCCGCCTCCGCCGCCCGCACTGTCCGTGCTTCCCGTTCCTCCCGGACTTCCATATCCGCCGAAAGTGCTGCCGGGTTGAGTTCCAGAACCGCCCGCGTAGGATGCTCCACTACCACCACCGCCACCAGAGCCACCGCTTGACCCAACAGAATTTCTCGCGCCACCAGAACCTCCTCCGGACGCCGTTACAAAAAACCCCACCGTCGCAGTTCCCGAGCCACCGGAACCAGCGCCGATAGTTATTAGGTAAGAGCTTCCGCTCAAAAATGAAAAATTTTTTATCACTACTCCACCAGCGCCGCCTCCGCCATTGCCACCACCACCACCACCCCCGACCAGCACAAAAAATCCATTACACGTTGAAGGAGAAGTCCATGTGGCAGAAGAGTTTATTTCTATTCGTTGGTAACTAGATATATACGGAAATACAAACCGCTTTGATATTGTTTTATTTGTTATTAATGATACTGACATGATTAATATCCTCCATATGTATAATAAAAAATATAAACTACTCCCGACCCACCATTACCAGCAGATTCGAAGGTATATCCTTTTCCACCACCACCACCGCCGGTGTTCGGATTTCCCGATTGCGGTTTGCCCGCATATATACCAGTACCAGTTGCGTTTCCCCCACCTCCAACTCCCCCCACGCCACCGGCAGTGTTGGATAAATATGCCTGCCCACCTCCTCCGCCGCCGCCTACCGTGACCGAAAATGGTCCAAGCGCATACCCGAGACCAGCGCCACCGGCCCCCCCTTCACTTCCACCGCTCGCCCCTCGCCCGCCGCCGCCGCCGCCCGTAGTGCCTGTGCCATAGTCTGTGCCCGACCCACCTGTAAATCCATATCCTCCACCGGTTCCTCCGGGACGAGTTCCGTTTGCCAGAAAACTTCCCGCGCCGCCGCCACCCGAGCCTTGCAATACTCCCACCGGAGTAGCGGAACTTGCATTCCCGTTTCCGGTATTTATTCCATATGCGCCACCGGCTCCTCCCGCCGATGCAGTCATAGAAAATGCTTCAGTTCTACTTCCACCGGAGCCGATGACTATTGGATATTGCGCGCTTGAAGTAAATTGAACCGATGCGGTGTGTGCTGCACCGCCTCCCCCACCGCCACTCGCCCAAATATTGTTGTTACCCGCATTTCCGCCTCCGCCAACCACTAACACTAAAAATGTTGAACCGGATATTGCTCTTGGAGCTGTCCATGTCATGGAACCTGTTATCATCACCAAAGTTGGTGTAATCAACCCAACGACCAAGCGTCTGGAAATTAATCTGTTTGAATATAAACCAGATGACATTTTTTAAGATTCTTCCCATTTCAATAAATCTTCGTTCCAATTATATACTTTTTTATAAAAATCCGGCGGATATTTTACTGGGGCTATCCAATTAAGTTTTTTTGGTCCTAATACTATATTGTTATTTTCATCAAGATATTCTTGATACGAAGGTTGTAATAACCAAGATGGATATGGTTGCGATGGATAAAAAACGTCTCTTTCTTTGTCGTACACAAAGCCGGGTTGAGCAAACATATTTCTTATTCTGCTATTATACGAGGTCTGTATCCAATTTGCTGGGTCGCCCACTGCACCACTATCTATGAAATCTTGTTCGGCAACAATTACTCGTTCCACTCTACCATTTATTACTTCTGCAAAGTGTGACATAATAAAATTATGTTATTTCCGAACCAAAAACATTAAATGCTATGTCTGATGTACTACCCGACCCAATCAGCACATTGCTTCCCGACATTGTTATTCCAAGAGTGAGTACAATAGTGTCATTTGCGGGAACAATTGAATCATTTGCTAGATAATGATTATTAGCAAGAGTTGTTGCCGCGGTAGGTTTCAATATTAACTTAAAAGTTCTAGAACCAGTTGTTATATTTGCCACCGACACTGTAGATATCACAGCGTTTCCAGTAGTCGGTACTGTATATAATGTTGCACCGGCTGTACTAGGTGCTGCGCTTCCTAAAATTTTATATGTTGTTGGCATAGATTTCTATGTCTATATATATAACCCAAAGATTGTATTTTTCGGATTAAGTTCCAGAACTTCCGACCAAATTGCTCGTGCCTAAATCTACGACCGTTGGAGTCAAAAAGTTTGCTCCTGTGTTACCATAAACCTTATTATACATAGAACTGGATTCCAAATAAAAATGGGTGGAACCGCCGCGCAAAATATTGGCAGTCATGACGTTGGCCGACCCAGTGAACCCACCAACATAAACAGAGGGGCCGGACCCAGCATTGTATAAAGTATTACCAATCAGATTTCCTTCATATGCGTTATTATAACTAATCAAGCTTCCGGACCCATCACAAATTAAGAAATTATTTGTGATATAATGTCCTTCAACATTGTTTAAAGATATTGGAGTTCCGGAATTTCTTGAGTCGATGTGGCTATTGGTTAAAGTTAATAGTGCAATTCTTCCTGCGACCGGGCGATTTGCCCAATCCAATCCAGCAATTGCAGTAAATCCTCCATTACCGGCTGCATAAATTCCTCGTCTTACTGGAACCATGAATAATTGGTTCATTAATAATCCTTCGGTATTCTGCCCAGCAGAAGAATAATCTGCGGTATTTACATAAATGCCCGTGTCCCAGAAATTAAATTGAGATTGATGAATAGTGCCATTGACGCACATTCTTTTAATTTCTAATGCGCTGCCTGTATAAGCTGCGGCGTTTCCTACCACCATTGCCTTATTAATTTGGAAATTCCATGCCGATTCTAATACAATTCCATTTGACCAATAATTTGAACCGTCCGAAAGAATATGAACATCATTGATAATAACGGATGTATTTTGATGTGCTGACACACTCGTTGTTCCATATGTTACTGTGATGGCAGTTTGTGTTGTAGTATTTGCCCACAATCCAATTTTATCTATTAACACTTGATAAATTTGGTCGCCGGTTCCGCCGTTATCCATGTTGAAATATATTCCGTTGGCCGAACCATTTTGTTTTATTATTGAGACGTTTGAGCCATTTCCAACCAATGCGATGTCGCATTGTGGATTGCTAGGAACAATGACGGATGATGAAATAGAATATATTCCGTCTGGAAAATATACTGTTCCTCCGCCGGACATTACGGACGCGCTGACAGCCGCTAATATTGCAGAAGTATCGTCGGTTGTTCCATTTCCGATTGCACCATAATCTCTTACATTAAAAGTGTCTGCTTTTACCCAAGATGTTTGAGTAACTGGATTGGTTAAACTTGACGCGGTGTTCTTTACTAATCTGGAATATAAAGAACCAGTTTTTGCTATAGATGTTAGTGCATAGCTTGAAGTGTTTGCTTGCCCAGAAAAACTTGCCGACGTAACCGTCAATGAAAAACTCGAAGTTACACTGTTGCTAGATGATATGCTCGTAGTAGAAAAACTTGCCGATATCGAATAACTGGCGGAAGTAGAAGTTGCAGAAAAGCTAGAAGATTTTGATGCATCAGAATAACTTGCACTTGTTGTAGTTAACGAATAACTCGATGTGCTAGAATAACTTGCACTTGTTGCGTTAGATGTAGTTAATGCAAAACTTGATGATATAGAATAACTTGCACTTGTTGTAGTCGATGTGTAACTGGCTGATATTGCGTAGCTTGCACTCGCCGCCGTCGTTGAATAGCTCGCACTTTTTGTGGAAGATGCATAACTCGAAGAAATTGAATAGCTCGACACCGATGCAGTTTCCGAGTAACTAGCACTGGTTGATGTTGTTGAATTTACAATCCACGTGCTTCCGGATTTTATCCAATAATTTCCAACCGAGTCAAACGATTCTGCTCCATTGTCCCCACGAGGATCAGATGAACTTGTTACTGCCGGAAAAATCCATCTATTTTTTCCTAGATGATATGAAGCAGAAGTCTCGGATATTTTTACATTGATTGTCTGTCCGCTTCCATTTAATCCCAACCCAACGAGAAAACTCCCCAAACCTAGAGAATTTGTATTTTCGAACTGCGACATTTTTGTTGGAAGTGTATTTGACATAAATTTATATGTATATAATTATTATAACTATCGACAAAGAACGCGCATATTGTTTATTATAATAGAGCCACGCCCAAATATCCAGCAGCAATATTTTCTATATAATTATTGTCTGGTCCGCTTGGCCAATTTTCCCATTGATCTAATGACATTTGAATGTCCCCCGATTCAAGAACGTGTCCAATATCTGTCAAAATTTGCCATTTTATATTTATCGCCGGATTTCCATAAACAGAAATTACTTCAAGATAATTTCCAATTCCCGCTCTGTATGTTAAAGATTGTATTTGTATTTTCATATTCTTTTTATATTTTAGATGAATGCATTACCATGACATGATCATTACCATTCCCGGCCCACCGTTGCCTCCTCTGCCAGCAGTTACACCAGCGCCGCCGCCACCACCGCCAGAACCTATGCCTCCACTATTACCATCTCCGCCTGTAGTGTCGTTTGTACCGCCCCCAGCCCCACCAGAACTGCGAAACGGCTTCCATACATTCACACCGGCACTTCCGCGACCGCCTGTGGCCGCTCCACCCGCAGCAACCGCACCTGCTGTTGTTGGCCAGTTCAAATATGTAAAACTCGTTGCTATACCGGCTGCGGTTAATGCTCCGCCCGCTGCCGTACCTCCGGTCGAAGATGCGCCGCCCGCACCGCCGGATATTGGCACAGATCCCCAAACACTCAATGAGTTACCGGTAGTATTGCCGGTGCCATTTGTTCCAAGTTGACCATTTTGACCTGCACTTCCAGAGAAAATGCCAAAAGCAGCGCCAACGGTAATAGTGGATATGGTACCAGCTACACCAAACGCTGCCGTTCCTGTTGCAGCAGCACCGCCGCCACCACCGGCAGCGACAGCATTTGATCGAATCAATACATTTTGAGTTTCCAATATTGAAGAAAATGAAACATATGATATACCACCAGCTATACCAGCGGTGCTCGCGGCACCGCCTTGACCTCCATCACCGGCCAATATATACAAAATATCTGGCAGAAAAAATGATGGTATTGTCAATCTGGCCAAGCCACCGCTGCCACCGCTGCCTCCGCCGCCTCCGTCTCCGCCAGCTGTCCGCTGAAATCCACCACCGCCACCACTGCCACCACCTATAGCAAGTATGCTGACCATACTAGAATATTTTGGCTTGTTCCAAATTTTCCAATTGTCATTACTGCCACCAGTTCCTATTCCACCAACAAATAATTGAACATCGCAATTACTTGGATACGGTAGATCATTGAGATCACTGGGAGTTGATGGATAATGTATCATATTTTACCATGAGAATATAGCAACAAGTCCATTGCCACCATTTCCGCCACGTCCTCCAACGAGTCCTGCTCCACCACCACCGCCTCCACATCCTATACCTCCTCTACCACCGTCACCTCCTGTGGATGTTGTACCAGTTCCTCCACCGGCACCTCCAGTTTGATAAAATGGATTCAACAAAGAAACACCGGCACTTCCTATATTTGCCGACGTTGATCCGGCAGTACCACCAAGTGCAAGTGCTCCAGCCGTAATCGGGAAATTCAAATTTGTAAAATTTATTGCAGATGTCGCGGTGATATTTCCACCGTTACTAGTACCAGAATCATTCGGTCCACCACCACCACCTGCACCGGGACTCATGGGCAGAGCGGCCCAAGCAGTAACCGAAGTTCCGTTTCCACCGGCAACCGCGCCTCCAGTAACTCCAATCAATCCAACCGTAGACGCAAAAATTCCAATTGAACCTTCAACTGAAGTTCCTGCAATCGTTGGAATACTGCCAACAGTACCAACCAGCGTTAGTGTACCAGCACCACCGCCACCGGGCGCATTGGTGTTGGAAGACAGTAAACTATTTTGAGCAAGAAACGCAAGAGGAGAAAACAATATATAAGAATTGGTGCCCGCAGAACCGGCGGCACCGGCGGCACCGCCCAACCCACCTTGCCCAACTTGTACATATAATGTATCTGGTAATAAAAAACTCGGAACCATCAATCTTGCTATCCCAGAACATGCACCACCGCCTCCTCCACCTCCGTTCGTACCAGATGCTTTGGTATGCCCGCCGCCACCTCCGCCACCACCGGAAATAGCAATCATATATGACATGGTTGTACCACGCGGTTTTATCCACGGTTGATGATTTATGGTGGATTGATTGTTGGCATGAAATATCTGAACATCCCCTTTGAAATTTGAGGGAATGCCAAATACATCTAGTTGTGTAGCAGGAAAATTCATAACTATTTATATATTTTTTTAGTAATCGCTGGCTATCACAAATGCTTTCCAATTTTGATTGGCTGTTTGCGCAGCATGTTGAGACACAAGAATGTATGTGTTTGCTGGCATTGCAAAATTTAGCGGAAGTTCATAAAAGTTTGTGGCGTTTGTAGCATTGGCAGCTGCGAGCGCACCCACGGAAATTTCTCCAAGAAGTGCGGCATCTGCGGCAACTAGAGTGCCAGTTCCAACTGTGCTATAAAATGTTCTCAACACTGTTGCAATGCCTGTTGTTGGTGCAGTGGCAACAGAAAAGAATCTTACTTTTTGAACAAAGCTGCCAGAAGGACCAGCAGTGAAACTAAGAAATAAATTTGTTCCAACTGTACCAACGCCATCACTTCTTGGGGAAGTGGCAGTTTGTGTTATATTTCCTGTGCCTATTCTTGGCGTCAGTCCGAATATTGGTGATGTATTTTGTGCCATAATATTTTATAAGTTGTGTCGTTGTTTATATATATATCAAATCATTCTGTTTGGATATGCTATAAATAGTGCTAAAACTTGTTGAGATGTTATACCAGTAGTTCCTCCACCGCCTCCACCACCATTCAAAGCATATGAAGCAGTAATAGAATATGAAGATGTACCAAGAAGACCAAGAGAAGCAGTTACGCTTCCAAATGTGACATCGTTTGAACTGTCGAACGCTGTGCCACCACCATTACTTAATTGAGCACTGCTTGAAACTGTTCCGGCAGGAATTGTCCCGGATGTTCCACTTGACCCGTTTGTCCCGGAAGTTCCGGATGAACCGTTTGTGCCACTTGAACCAGAAGTTCCCGATGAGCCGTTCGTGCCGCTTGTGCCATTCGTTCCACTTGTTCCGTTTGTGCCGGACGTTCCCGACGACCCATTGGTGCCGCTCGTGCCATTGGTACCAGACGTTCCACTCGAACCGTTTGTCCCGGAAGTTCCGGATGAACCGTTTGTGCCACTTGAACCAGAAGTTCCACTCGAACCGTTGGTACCGCTTGTTCCGTTTGTGCCAGACGTTCCCGACGACCCATTGGTGCCGCTCGTGCCATTGGTACCGGACGTTCCACTCGAACCGTTGGTACCGCTTGTACCACTTGACCCATTGGTACCAGATGTTCCACTTGACCCGTTTGTTCCAGATGTACCGGACGAACCATTCGTGCCGCTTGTTCCGTTGGTACCCGAGGTTCCGGACGACCCGTTTGTCCCAGACGTTCCACTCGAACCGTTGGTACCGCTTGTTCCATTTGTGCCAGACGTTCCCGACGACCCATTGGTGCCGCTCGTGCCATTGGTACCAGACGTTCCACTCGAACCGTTGGTACCGCTTGTACCACTTGACCCATTGGTACCAGAAGTTCCATTCGTACCAGACGTTCCACTCGAACCGTTGGTACCGCTTGTTCCATTTGTGCCAGACGTTCCCGACGACCCATTGGTGCCGCTCGTGCCATTGGTACCAGACGTTCCACTCGAACCGTTGGTACCGCTTGTTCCATTTGTGCCAGACGTTCCCGACGACCCATTCGTACCAGACGTTCCACTCGAACCGTTGGTGCCATTCGTTCCGCTTGTGCCATTCGTTCCGCTTGTGCCATTGGTACCCGACGTTCCGCTTGTGCCATTGGTACCGCTACCACCACCACCATTCAAAGCATAACTTGCAGTTAGTGCATATGAAGATGATCCATGTGTATATGCTGCATCAACAACGTTTATATTTGGACCAAATTGATATGTGCTGGTTGTTCTGCCGCCCATCAATGTTACATTTTGTGATTGGGCCGCGTCGATTGAATATGTACTTCCTGTGGAATAGATATGGCAATCTTGAAGTGTAAGAGTTTTGTTGCTTGTTCCTGAACCGAAATATATTACAGGACTTGATCCAGTTGAAATAAGCCTCCCAATGTACGAATTTCTAAAAATGACATTGGACGCATTGCTTCCCGTTATTAACACGGGACTTGAATCGTATTGAGAAACTGTATCGAAGTTAAACATACCTTCCAGCGCAACTGTTCCATTTATATCAAGCCACATTCCATATGGTTGATTGTTATTTGTCTGAACGATGCTATAATCTCTAGGAAGTTTTAAGTATATATTTCCACCACCATTTTTTGCAATAATTGGTGTAACAACGCTTGAATTTATTGCATTTTCTATGGACAACGATATATTGGCACCAGCAGGATCAGCAACAATCATAGTAAACATGTCAGAATCTACAAGTTGGCTTATGTTTATTACCGTTCTTCCACCACTTGACACAGTACTTTTAACTATACCATTTGAACTGAAAAACGCCTGTTCTATATTGACATTGCAATAATTTGCAAAACCAATTCCTTTCACGAGCGGAGCACCTAGGTATGAAACTCCAGTCAAGCCTTTATTCAAAACAAAAGTATGGGCATTGATTGTTGCTCCTATGCTATAGTTTGATCCTTCAATATCTATTGCACATGCACTACTGTTGTAATTAGTACTGTCCATACCGGCAATAATCTTATATACATCAATATTGATATAAGATCCGCCAGAAATAGTTGATCCGTTGACTCCGTTGGAATACATTCCTATCAAAGTTGCTCTTGAACTTGCCGGAGCGTAGTTAATTGTTGCGTCAATCGTACCGGGACCAGATACTTTTATTTGAATTAGTGTACTGGCACTTGAGCCAGTAAGATAAAACAATGGAACTGCACTAGAAGGATTTAGTTTTAATGTTGATCCTTCTGATAGATAATAGTTCAACGACTTAATCAATCCCGAGGCTGTTGCTACACCATTTAAAAGATATATAGATTGACTCACTGCACCAGCACTTTCAGCGGCAGCAATAGATCTGTATGTATACTGTAAACTTCCCGATTTGGCCGTTGAGTCATTACCATTTACTGGATCAACAAATAGCGTGTCTGTTATTCTTATATTTGTATCAAATGCAAGTGATGCTGTTGTAGCATATGAAGAACTTAATGCTTGAATAGCATAACTGCTCGTACCAAACAAAGATGCTGTGACACCACCATTAGCCAAAATACTTCCCGTGATTGTAAATACATTATCTGAATAAATCAAATTTGCTGATGCGGTGGCAGCATTAACCGAGCCGTCAGACAATATTACTCGTCCTATGCTTGGGCTATTGATTGTTGTAAATCCTGCACCAGATGTTCCACTTGAACCGTTTGTGCCAGATGTTCCACTTGAACCGTTTGTGCCAGAGGTTCCACTTGTTCCATTCGTACCCGACGTTCCACTTGAACCATTGGTGCCGCTCGTTCCGTTGGTGCCGGACGTGCCACTTGAACCGTTTGTGCCGGACGTGCCACTTGAACCGTTTGTGCCGGACGTGCCACTTGAACCGTTTGTGCCGGACGTGCCACTTGAACCGTTTGTGCCGGACGTGCCACTTGAACCGTTTGTGCCAGAGGTTCCGCTTGTTCCATTCGTACCCGACGTTCCACTTGAACCATTGGTGCCGCTCGTTCCGTTGGTGCCGGACGTGCCGCTCGAACCGTTTGTACCCGACGTACCGTTGGTGCCGGACGTGCCGCTCGAACCGTTTGTACCCGACGTACCGTTGGTGCCGGACGTGCCACTTGAACCGTTTGTACCCGACGTACCGTTTGTGCCACTTGTGCCGCTCGAACCGTTTGTACCCGACGTACCGTTGGTGCCGGACGTGCCACTTGAACCATTGGTGCCGCTCGTTCCGTTGGTGCCGGAAGTTCCATTCGTACCAGATGTTCCACTCGAACCGTTGGTACCACTTGTCCCATTGGTACCCGAAGTTCCATTCGTACCAGATGTTCCACTCGACCCGTTTGTTCCGGAAGTACCGGACGACCCGTTGGTGCCGCTTGTTCCATTGGTACCCGAAGTTCCGCTTGTGCCACTATAACTCAACGCATAACTTGCAGTAATTGAATATGACGCAGTTCCACTCAATGAACCTGTGATCGAAGCTATCTCTGCCTCGCTTCCACTTATTATATTTGTAAATACTGTGTAATTAGACATGTGTTATTTTACAATGTATATATAGTGCCAAGAGTTGCGTTTCCTACTCTCGCGGTGCTATTATTAGTAGCATCTCCGCCAACTGTAATAAGTCTCAGTGTTACAATACCTTTAGCACCCGACACGATGGCTTCTTTGCCTGTATATGCCGAACCTGCTGCGTTCAGAGCAACCGTCGGATAATTTGTAACATTGGAAGTCAAATAGTTCCATGTAACTTCATCTGTTGAATATTGCACTCTTATTTGCGGTCCGGTCAAAATAGATGCCCGTTCAACTCTCAGACTTAGACTGCATGAAGATACATATGTCAAATCTGTTTTTATACGAAGTTCTGTTCCAATTTCTGTTACGGCAGCGACCAATCTTGTCAATGTCACTGTTTGTCCAGCGGTTGATATAAATGGTATATAACTTGCAATCTCACGCCCGGTGTTTGCCGTACTTGATGCATATGATGCAGTTGTAGCAAAAGAACCGCTTACAACAAATGATGCGGTTGTTGCATAAGATGCACTAATTGATGTCTGCGCAGATTCGGCATTTGTTGTATAAGAAGATGTTATTGCTTTTTCTGCCCAACTTGATGTTCCAAGCAACGAACCTGTAAATGTTGAAGTTATTGTACTTGCGTTGGTGATATTATAACCACCCATGTTCAAGTTTCCATCCATTGCTCTTACACCAGAGACCAATAGATATTGCTTATGATTATCGGCAGTCAGTCCAAGCAAATTGCCATGAACAGATGCAGCATTTACACCACCCGCTTTGAATCCAATTACTGGGCGAATATCTTCCACTTGAATAATATTCGCCGATCCGGATTGTACATATACAGATGCAATAGGAACAATTGCATATTTAAAATAAGTGGGCGGTATTGGCAATCCCGCATTTTCTGCCAAAAGCAGTGATGTGTATTGATCTTGTCCAATTACCATCATATATTTTTCATCCACGCCTTGTCCAATTGCATATAATGTATGCTTTGTGTATGCAGATGATGACAACGGAACCAACACACTTGAACCAGAATCATATACATTACCAACTACCGTGGATGTTGTGCTTCTATCCCAAGCAGACGCACTTCTGAAGTATTGTGAAAATGTTATACCATTACCACCGGACGGATCAAAGCGATTTTCTGAGAAGTAATATGTACCAGCAGTTACATTCAACTTATAAGAACCGCTATCTGTTACAATAGATCCATTTGAATATACAGAACCAAGAGCAACTTTATTGAACTCCGACAACTTGTTTGCAGTATGTTCGCCATCATACCGAGATTGTGCAATTATCTCTATACCAGCACCGTTTGTGATTACTCTTCCAAGAACAATATTTGTTATATAAT